TCATCCCCTCACCCCCGTTCATTTGAAGGCGTGGGACGGAGGGCGGCGACGGCGATAAGTCCGTCAATGATGTCGCGCAACGATCCAAGGGAGTGGATTGCGCCCTGAAACGCTTCGCCGGAAAGGCTGTCAATGTAGGAGCGCAGAACGTTGGCATGCGCGTTCACTTCGTGCCTCGTATCCGCCAACGAACCGAGTCCCTCCGACAGCGGCGCGGCCGGGCGGGTGGCGAGCAGCGCGCAAAGCTGCAGGATTAGCTGCCGCTCGGTGCGGCCGTGAACCTTTTTCCAGCCGGACGCGAGGTAGTCGAGCACATCGTCGAGCGTCATGTCGTCGCGCTCGTGAGCGTGGTACGTCAGGCGCTCGACGATGTCGGGGCGCGAGGCGTCGTCGGCCTCCGCAGCCGGGGCGGGACGGCCGGCGAGGGCGGCGTTCCAGCCGGCGCGGAATCCCCACTTCCAGTAACCATCGAGGCCTTGGCCTTCGTCATCACCACGAGCATCTAGGGCCGCCCGGCATTCAGGCGAGGTTTTCTCGTCGTCATTCGGGTGATTCCCGTCCCCGTCGCGCAACTTGCTGTTGACCGGCACGTACTTCACGACCGGCTCCACGCGCTGCACCTCGACAGGGGCGGCGAGACGATCAAGCACGTCAGCGACGGTGGCGCCTTCGCCTGCGGCCTCAAGGATCGCCAGCAAAGCGTGGCCCGCTTCCGCCATCTCTGCGGGGGCCTCGACAGGGGCGGCGGCGATCCATGCTGCATACACCGCGTCCAGCGTCATGCTAGGCGGCCAGTTGGAATCTTCCAACACCTTGTAGCCGGCCGCACGCATTTCCGGCGTCGGCTCCACCGGGACCAGTTTCCACCCGGGTCGCGCCGCCTCTGCGGTCGCCTCGGCCGCAACGGGCTGCGAGGGGGTGTCGAGGGCGTCAACGATGCGCCGGGCGGTCCAACCCTCCCAGTGCTGTTCTGCGGGCGGTGCGTCGCAGCTGCACAGAATGTCGTACACGGCTTGAACTCGCGGGTCTCCCCACTGCGCCACCGGGGCCGCCACGCCAGAAGCGGCGAGGATGCGTTTGACGTTGTGCACGTCGTACCCGGGGGCGATCCACGCGCCGTCCGGCATCTCGTTGATGGCCGACAGCAGGCCGGCGAGGGTCTTTTCAGTGGTCATTTGCGGGTCTCCTCGATGAAGCGGCGCACCAGCGGTTCGAGCGGTGCTGCCACGGTGTAGTGTTCAGGCGCGGTGATGCGGTCGAAGACGCACTGCCACTGGCCGTTCGGCATGTGGATCTGCAGCACCTGGAAGGCGCCACGGCCGGGGCGGTGGTTGATGCCCTCGTCGTCCAGCCAGTGCTTGAACGCGTCGAGCTTGTGCTTGGCGAGCAGGCTGCGGCTCATTTGCGGGTCTCCAGCGTGGCGATGTAGCGGCGCGCGTCGTCGATGCGGCCCCACTCCTGGCAGTGGAAGCTGCAGTACGGGGTGTAGCGCTCGCGGTCGGCGACGGCGCGCTTTCCGCGCGGGATCTTGCGACACCGTTTGCAGCGGAGGTGCTCGTTCGGGCTCATAACCCCTCCCGCGCACGGTCGACCCAGCCCTGCTGCACCTGCAGCGGCAGCCGGTAGAAGCTCACCATCGTGGCGAGGAACCCAGTCGGGCCCGTGTCGTCGACGTAGAGCTGGCGAGCGCGGGCTTCGATCTTGCCGGCGTGCACGCGCGGTGCTTGGCCCGAGCGGTACTCCGGCGGGATGAACGTCACCGGCGGCGCGGCCTTGGGCGGGAGAGGAGGCAGACCCGCCACGATCCTGGTGCCCAGCATGAGCATGTCGCGCACCTCGGCCTGGATGATCTGGCCGCTGCGCTCACAGGCGGCGAGGAGCGCGGCGTGCAGCTCCTTGGTCACGCGGATCGGGGGCAGCTCGACGAGGCCCAGGGCGTCATTGAGCTGCGCCTCCAGCTCGGGCGATGCGAGGCGGTGGTGGTCGGTCATTGGGTGATCTCCTCTTTGGTGAACGACTCCACGAGCTTGTAGACGGCGTCCTGCTGCTCGGGCGTGAGGGCTGACAGCTGGGTCTGGGCTTGATGCCGGCACCACTCCTTCACCTTGGCGGCGCGGTGCGCGCGCAGCCGTGCCGCCGTGGCTGGCCGGAACAGGGTGCGCGAGTAGCCCTTCTGGCCGAGGACGAAGCCGTCCCGTCGGCTGACCCGGGTCTCGATGTCGCGGCCCAGCGGGCAGCACACCAGCATCGTGGCGGTGATGCGCCGCACTTCCGCGACGGTGCCCATGCCCCAGGTGGGCGTGCTCACCAGCTTGTCGCCGATCTTCACGCCCTCGTTGAAGGCGTCCCACTCGTCTTTCTCGCGCGTCATCACGTCGTCACCTCGGCACGCTTGGCCTCGCGCGCCTGCACGGTGGCGTGGACATTCTGCAGCTTGGCGATCAGCACGGCGATGCGGCTGCTCGGCAGCCAGCTGGCCGCCTCGGCCATGCCGCCGACGACGCTGCCTTCGCACGTGAACGTCACTGCCGTGCCGTCGTTGACGATGGCGAAGCTGGACTTCTCGGTTGCGGGTCTGGGCATCTGGTTCTCCTAATTGGTGACAGGACTGTACTAGTGTTTGCAGTACACGTCAAGCGTCAGGGCTGCATCTCGCGGCGCCTGCGCGCCGTAACGACGAACACATAGTTCCCCATCGCAAGCGGCGTGTCGGGCTTCGGTGCGGTCTCGACGGTGAGCACCACGCCGTGCGCGTATGCCTGATCGACAAGGGCCTGCATCGAAAGCGCGAAGCCCTCGGCACGCGTGGCCTGCTCGTCGGTCCACGGATCGGCGTTGCTCATGCGACCACCTTGGCCTTGTGGCCGGTGTACGTGGCGACGAGCTGCTCGGCGCGCACGATCACCTCGGGCGCAGGCGGCGTGTCCTGGGGGAGCATGCGGTCGAGCGTGTGGGTGACCAGCTGGGTGAACTCCTCGCCGAACGTGATGCGCGTCGGAGCGGGGATGTGCTCCTCTTTGGCGTCGAGCGTGGTGAACACCGCCTGCTGCCGCCGGTAGCGCCCCATCTCGAACAGGCTGCGCGGGCCGTTGCGCTCCGCGTTCAGGCGGTGGATCACCTCCAGGACCTCGTCGACTTGGCGCATCGGGTTGTCGCGCCAGTCCCGCATGTTCTCCCACAGCATCTGCAGGTCGACCTTGAAGGTGGCGAACGGCTGGGGGCCGAAGTAGTTGGGTGCGCCGCCGTAGTACGCGCGCTGGCCGTGGTGGTGCCCGCCGAGCACGCGCGGATCGTGTGCAGCCCAGGACGCCAGCAGGTGGAGCGCGTCCTGGGCGAACTCGCCCTGCACCCGGACGGCAAAGCACTCGTACAGCGCCCCCTCGTTGCCGGTCTGCATGGCGCGGTGGACGAACGGCAGCAGCTCCTGCCGCAGCTGGGGCGGCAGCATGTCGTTCACCTTGATGACGAAGCCGCGCAGCACGGGGCTCACGCACGTCGGCCTGTCGGTGATCTCCGTGTCGCCTGCGAGGTAGCTCGCGACGTTGAGGAAGCAGCCCGAGCCGGTCTCGCTGGTGTTCTTGTGCGATCCGGCCAGCAGCTTGATCGGCTTGATGGTGTCGAGGATGTTCACTTGGTGGCGTCCTTCAGAAATTGACAGGTGAAGACCTTGTCGTTGGCAACGAGGGTGGCGCCGTTCGAGCAGTTGCGTTCGATCACACTGCTGTTGGCGTTCACCGCGGCGGCGAACCCGCCGACAAACCCGGCAACCGCGATAAGCGCCCCGGCCATGGCGGTGTTGAGAGCGTTCATTCGGCGGTGTCCTTGTCGAGGGATTCGTTGGGGATCAGGGCGGCCAGCACTTCGTTCGTGTTGGCGAGCGCGATGTACAGCTTGTCGCGCGCTTCGGTGCTGAGGCAGATCGCAGCTGTCTGCCCCGCGATCAGGCCGCGGACTTCGAGCAACGCACTCGCAACCTTGAGGCGCGATGCCTGCATGATGGTGAAGGTGCTCATTGGTTCACCGTCTCGTGTTCGTCGATCACTTCGAGCCCGTCGACCACGGTCAGCGGGTCCACCTCGCGCAGCAGGCCGGTCAGCACGCGAGAGAACTCGTCCTCGGTGGCGGCCATGCCGGCCATGCGCACTTTGAACGCCAGCCGTGCGATCACGGCGCCGAAGCTCAGCGCCTGGATGTTGTACCCCCGCGCGAGGAACTTGCGCACCCGCATGATCGAGCCGCCCGGGGCCTCCTCGCGCGTCGGGCTCGTGTAGACGAGGCGGCGGGCCGCGAGATCCTGGTAGAACGTCGGCGCGCAGGCGGAGTGCCACTGCACGCCGTCGGTCCACACGACCGCCTGACAGACGGTGAAGTCGAACGAGGGCACCACCTCTGCGGGCGTGGCGAAGGTCCAGCGGGTGATGAACTGCACGGGCAGGCGCGGCGGGCACAGCAGCGTGATCGCGTTGTCCGAGCGGAACGTCTTGACCGTGCGCGTCACCGCGAGATCCGTGGCCGCGTCGCTCAGCGCCTCCTTCGTGGGGCCGAAGACGTCGATGTCGTTCGGCTTGTTGCCCGCGATCGTCTCGCGGATGAAGCCGCCACCCACGACGAGCAGCACGGGCTTGGGGAAGCGGGCGCACTTCGTCATCAGCTCGCGCACGTCCTTGGGCAGGCGGCGCACGACGAAGTGCAGGTCGGTGTCAGACAGCTGGCTCATTGGGGTTTCTCCTTGTTCAGTGCGGCGACGAGGCCGTCAGCCACCCACGTGGCCGTCTCGATGACGCTGCCGGAGTGGGCCTTGCCCGTCTCCTGGACGATCGGCCACTCGCTCAGCGGCGTGGCGATCAGCGACTGCATCGCCGCGATGGCGGCACGCTCGCGCAGCGTGGCGGCCGGGTGGACCGGCTCGGTGCACGGTTCGAGCAGCGGGAACAGCTCGCGCAGCAGGTCGGCCGCTGCGGCGCTCCACGTCACGCTGCTCACGACGGGGGCGTCCTTGAGCAGCGCCTGGATGCGCAGATGGAAGTGCGCGCGGGTGACGGTGTTCATTCGAAGGTCTCCGTGACCACTTTGAGGCTGAGCAGCTTGGCGGCACGGCCCGGGTCGAAGTGCCCGCGCACTGCCTGTTCGATGTCGCGCTTGGCGGTGTGGACCAGACTCTCCGCGAGCTGTGCGTCGGGGGTAGGCAGGCTGTCCAGGATGACCAGCTTGAGTTCGAGGGTGACGTTGAGGACGCGCATCACTTCGCCCTCCGCTGGGCGCGCTTGTTGCGCAGCACGTTGCGGCGCTTGGCCGCCATGCGCTTGACCTTGGCGTAGCCCCAGCCCGGGCCCTGCGGCAGGCCGCGGCGACGGCCGGGACCGCCACCGAGCAGCGCGCGCATCATGGCACTCGCGTCGCCGCTCGGGCGGGCCGGGGTCTGCTTGGTCGGCTGCTCGCCGGTGACGCGCACCGCGTCGGCGCCGAGCGCGTGGCTGCCGGTGGGGACCGTGCCGCCGGAGAGGGCGCTGGCCATCAGGGCGGCAGACGCGAGGGCGGGGAGGATGCTCTTGTTCTGCATGGTTCAGTCTTTCTTGAGGGTGTCGGCGATCAGGGTGCGGATTCTGGAGGCGATGGAGCCGTCGTCGTATGCGTGGGGACGGACCAGTTCGTTGATCTGGCGCAGCACATCGCGCAGTTTGATCTCCTTGGCAGACTTCAGCGCGCCGCCAGTGCCCAGGTGCGCCTTCATGTCGAGCAGCACCTGCCGGGCGTCGTCGCGATAGACGTAGTTGCCCTCCGGCTTGGTGTTCATGCCGCTGAACGTGGACGACTCGTAGCGGGGCAGCGCGTCGAAGCGTCCGAGCGCGAAGCTGACGCCGGTGGACAGCTTGGCCTGCAGGTCGCTGACCTGCCGCTCCAGGTGGCTGCCGCGGCACTGGAGCGAGCTGATCGTCGATTCGCACTCGGCCCGATCCAGCCTGAGCTTCTTCACCTCATCGGCGAGGCGGCCGTTCTCGCTCACCAGCTCGGCGTTGAACTTCATGGCAGCCATCTCGGACGGGGTCGCCTCTGCGAAGAGGTGCGCCGCCGTGCCCGCCTGAGCGGCGGCCGAGCCGCAGCCCCCGCAGGACTCGGCGGCCCGCTCCAGCTCGCGGGACGCCTGCCGGGCGATATGCACGATGCAGTCCCAGTCGACCGGGCGGTCCGACAGCTCCGAACGGATGAGGCGGATCGCGTCGCGGGCGCCCTGCGGCATGTCGGGGTGGTACTGCTCTGCGTAGCGCAGGCACTTGTTCACGGAGCTGCGGCTACCCTGGGACGCCATGACGGCGATCGTGTCGAAGCGTTTGTGCAGCGGGTAGGACTCGGGCCGCTCGGGGCTGCGCAGGTAGTCGCGCGCCTCGGTGACCAGGGCGAGGCAGTTGGCGGGCGGCTCGCACCGGCGCAGCTTGTCGAGAAGGCTGCTGAGCCGGCGTCGCACGAACTCCGGCATGTCGGGGTGCTTGCGCAGCCCGTGCGCGGCGCACATCTCGGCGCGTTCACGGTCGCCCTTCTCGATCAGGTCAACCAGTCGGTTCAGCCGCTGCTCCAGGGTGGCGATGGCGGGCGGGGCCGGGGTGCGCTCGTGCACGCTCAGCGCGCCGATCGCCTCGCCGAGCAGGCCGAGCGGCACGGCGGCCCGGCGCTCGGGCGATTCGAACTCGGCGCCCGGCATGTAGACGTGAGGGCCGTCGAGGTGCTTGCGCAGCCGTTGGCTCAGAGGTTCGGGCATGGTGTGGTTCCTTTCAGCGTTTGAAAATCAGGGTGGGGGTGATCTCGTTCTCGTGCCACGTCCAGCCGATGCACATGCCCCGCTCCTCTTCGATGTACGGCTGCAGCCAGTCGAGGAACGTGGCGATCTCGTCGTCGTAGTTCTTCAGGTCGCTGCGCGAAAAGATGTAGCCGCCCTTGTAGGTCTTCGACTCGTCGCCGCCCTCCTGCTCATTGTTCGGCTGCATGTACTGCGACAGGGCGAAGGGCGTGTGGTAGAAGCTGCTGCCGCGGCCGATGCAGTCCCAGCGGGGGAGCTTGAAGAACCGATGCGCGGGCAGCGCGTGCTCCGCCGGCGTGTCGTGCACGTCGGTGTGGTCATCGGTGCGGAAGAGGTGGCGCAGCACCTGCTCCACGTCGTCGGGGATGTCGGCCTTGATGTCGCACTTCAAGACCAGCTCGGTGTACGTGCCCATGGGGCGTCTCCTGTGGTTGAGCCTGCACTGTACTGCAATCTCGTGTACTGCGACTAGGTGGAAACCCTATGCGGGTGGCCGGCCGGGGCGTGTCGGACGGGTCTGACTGGTGTTAACCTCGGACCCCCAGCAGCGACCTGCCTCTGCAATGAACACCCCTCACGAAACACGCGCCCTCGTGCGCGCCCTGGGCGGCCCCTCTGCCGTCGCCCGCCATCTGAACATCTCCCGTGTCGCCGTCGTCCGCTGGCCGCACGTGCCGGCCAACCGCGCCAAGGGCGTGGTCGAGCTGGCCGCCAAGCGGGGCTATCGGCTGCCCGACGGGCACGCGCTCACGATGGCCGCCCTGCGCCCCGACATCTTCTGAAGGACACCCGCATGACCCCGAACACAGCGCGGCCCACCGCGCTCGATCTCCTGCCTGACGGCGTGCCCCTGGAACTGAAGCAGCTGCCTCGCTGGGTGGGCTGGCGCCACACCTGGAAGCCCCACAAGACGCTCGGCTTCCTGGGCGAGGGCAAGTGGGTCAAGGTGCCGCACCGCGTGCACGGCGGCCGCGTCGGCTACGGCGCCGACAGCAGCGGCCCGGACACCTGGACCACCTGGGACGACGCGCTGCGGGCCTACTCGCAGCGTGGCCAGGACATGAACGCGCCCTGCTGGCTCGACGGCATCGGCGTGGTGCTGGGCGACGAGCTGCACGGCATCGACCTGGACGACAGCGTGACGCTGGGCGAGCCGGACGAGCGCGCGGCCGAGGTGCTGGCCCGCGTGGATGGCTACGCCGAGGTGTCGCCCTCCGGCACCGGCCTCAAGATGTTCACCCGCACCGACCTGTCCACGTCGCACAAGAAGGCAGGCGTCGAGCTGTACACCGCGGGCCGCTACTTCGCCGTGACCGGGCACCAGATCAACGGCCATGCCACGCTGCCTGCGTCCATGCAGGCGCTCGGCTGGCTCGTCGACCGCGAGTTCGGGCCCGGCGCTCACCAGCCCGGCGCCGTGCGTCCGCCGCTGCGGCTGGCGGGCCCCGGCGCAGACCCCATCCTGCTGCTCCAGAACCTGAAGGCGGCCGACCCCGAGTGGCCGCTCGAACGTGTGCGCGACGAGCTGCTGCCGCACCTCTCGGCCGATGTGCTGAACGACGAGTGGGTCCGGGTGGGGCAGGCCCTGCACCACCAGGGCGACGGTGCGGACGAGTGGCTGGAGCTGTGGGACACGTGGTCGCAGGGGACCGCGGAGCGGCCGGTGGGCGCCGTCACCCAGTACGACCCGGGCGCGTGCGCCGAGCGCTGGGCCACCTTCGGCCGGCGGGAGCGCGGCGGCGCCGACCCGCGCCACGTCATCACGATCCGTTCGCTGATCAAGGAGACGCAGTCGGCGCGCGAGGCGGCGGCCGGGCGTGCCGCCGGAGCGGTGGTGGCGACGGTGAAGGCGGACGGCGGGATGGCCGAGACGCTGCGCCGGTGGCGCGCGCAGGTGGACGGTGCTGTGGCGATCAAGGACCGCGACGCCGCGGACGCCGAGCTGATGCGCCTGGGTGAGTGCTATGGCCTGGAGACGGGGCTGCACGCGCTGCTCGACGCTCGCGACCTGGACGCCGAGGGGTTCGTCGCCCACTACACCAAGGCGCTCAAGACGGTGAAGGGCCTGACCCGGCTGCCGAAGGCCGAGGCCCTGTCGATCCTGCGCGGCAACGGCGCGACGCTGCCCGCTGCCCCGTCGGGCGGGGGTGGTGGCGGGCTCACTCCTGGCGGTGAGCTGCTGGCCGTGCCGTCGGAGTGGGTGCTCGACGCAGCGACCGACAAGTTCCTCCACCTGAGCAGCGGGTCCTCCCGCACCGGTTACGCGATGGAGTTCGAGTTCAAGCGGTACATGCCGGTCAAGGCTGACGGGACCAAGGACTCCGCGGTCGACTGGCTCCGGGCCCGCGCCGAGATGCAGGTGGTGGACAACACGGCCTATCACCCGATGGGCTCGCGGGTGTTCCAGCACAAGGACAAGCTGGTGGGCAACACGTTCCGCCCGGACTCGGTGCCTGCTGCGCGGGCGCCGTCGTCTGAGGACGACTGGACCGCGATCCGCGTGGTGGAGTCGCACTTCGCCTTCCTGATCCCCGATGCGCGTGAGCGCGGTCTGCTGCTGTCGTGGATCGCTTGGAACGTGCGGCGGCCCGGCGACAAGGTGACCTGGATGCCGTTCGTGCAGTCCGTGCCCGGCGCGGGCAAGTCCTCCGTGATCTCGCTGCTGTCGGCCACGCTGGGGGAAGAGAACGTGGGCAAGGTGTCCAACGAAGCCCTGCACTCCGAGTTCACCCCCTGGAAGACCGGCGTGGCCGTGCGGGCCCTCGACGAGGTGAAGCAGCGCCAGGGCGGCCAGTCCGCCGCGTGGTCGCTGATCGAGAAGCTGCGCGAGCCGATCGTCGACGCCACCGTGACGGTGCTGCGCAAGGGACAGAACGAGTTCGAGGTGCCCAACGTCACGAACTACATCGCCTTCTCCAACTACCGCGACGCGTTGCCCCTGTCCAAGGCTGAAGAGGAGCGCCGGCTCTGCATGATCTTCTCGCCGGTGACTGCCGCAGAGGTGAAGGCCCGGCTCGCATCGGGCGAGTACGCCCGGTTCCACCACGCCCTCGCGGCGTTCGGCGATGTGCTGCGGTGGTGGCTCGCCTCCGGAGCGTGGCTGCAGGGGGCGTTCGAGATGTCCCCCGAGTTCGACGCGAAGGGGCACGCCCCGATGACCGAGGCGAAGCGCGAAGTGGCCGCCGAGTCACAGAGCGATGCCGCCGAGTTGGTGAGTGAGTGCCTTCAGGACCCTGGCCTCGGCATCAGCGAGTCGGTCGTGTCGGCGACCCACCTGCGCCTGCGCCTCGTGGACCGGGCGAAGGCCTACGCGCTGCACGTGCCCTCCCCGAAAGCGGTGGGCGCGATCCTGCGCGAGCTGGGTTGGGTGCCGCATCCCGGGATGATCCGCTTCCGCGACAAGCAAGTCCGGGCGTGGACGAGGGCCCCGAAAGAGGCGCACGTCGTCACCGCGCTGCTGGCTTCTACTGACGCAAGCACGGCGGTGCTTACGTAGAACAGGGCAGGCACGGCGGTGCTTGTTATTTGCGTCAGCACGTACTGACGCAGCGTCAGTAGAGAAATTTTGCTGACGCACTTGTAAGTAGTTGATCCTGTTATTGTTTTTCTATTTGCGTCAGTTGCGTCAGTAAAAAATGAATCTCTATACATGCGGAAAATGCAATACACAGGGAGACACGCACATCTTTTCCTGTATAGCGGCGGAATGCATTTGTACTGACGCAGCTGACGCGCTGCCGCAGCCTAAAAAGGAATCTTAGAAATGCGTGAGAGTGCAATCACGGCCCACCTGCGGGCCCGCGTTAAGGCCCTGGGCTGGCGCGCCTGGAAGGCGAACGGGACTCTGGGCGACATGGACTGGATCATCCAGGCCAGCGACAAGTCCGGGCTGCCGCCCGCGTATGGGCACCTGGAACTGAAGGCCCCGGGCAAGTGGCCCGAGTCGCACCAGATGGCCGAGATCGAGGACCAGCGCCTGCGCGGCGCCTACGCGGGGTGGACGGACAGCAAGAACGGCGTAGACGCGTTCCTGGACGGCCTCGCGGCCCGCCGCGGGGGGAGCAGCACCCATGGCTGAATTGCTGCGCCTGGATCAGATGCGCCACTTCCAGGAGCGCGCCACCCAGACGGTGGTCGAGACCCCGTTCGTTGCGAACTGGTCGGGCATGGGCACCGGCAAGACGGGCGCCACGCTGACGGCCACCGAGCAGATGCGCCGACAAGGCGAGGGGCCGGTCGGCATCTGCGCACCGAAGCGGGTGGCCGAGGGCACGTGGCAGCGCGAGGCGTCCAGGTGGCAGCACCTCGCCCACCTGGATGGCCAGATGCGGCACATCACGTTCGACGACCTGGGCGTGGTGCACAAGTGGCGGACGAACTGGAGGGACGGGCTGCCGGTGGGCGCCCCGGTGCCGCGTGACACCCGCACCACCGAGTTCGCCGACATCAAGGCGACCCGCAAGCACCTGCTGGACATCGCCGCGCGCTACCCCTACGCCACGTTCAGCTATGACGCCGTGCCGTGGATCAGCGCAGCCCTGGAGCACCGCTGGCCGTGGAAGGTGAACATCCTGGACGAGTCGATCTTCGTGAAGACCCACAACAGCCTGCGGTTTCGGGCGTACCGGCACGTGCGGCCGGTGGTCAGTCGGCTGATCGAGCTGTCCGGGCGGCCCCGGCCGAACGGGATAGAGGACCTGTGGGCGCAGATCTACCTGCTGGACCAGGGCGAGCGCCTGGGGAAGACCCTGACGGCGTTCAGGGATGAGTTCATGCACCCGGGCGCGCGCGGCCGCGACGGCACGATCCACGGCTACGTGCCCAAAGCCGGCGCGGCGCTGCGCATCGAGGCGCTGCTGCAGGGCATCGCGTTCAGCCTGCTGGCGCGGGACTGGATGGAGCTGCCGGAGGAGGTGGTCAACCCGGTCCACGTGCGGCTGCCCCCGGCGGTGCGCAGGTTGTACGACGACACCGAACGGACCGGCCTGCTGGTGCTGGGTGCGAGCACGACCCAGGACCAAGCCGCGGGCATGAAGCTGAGGCAGATCGCCAACGGCAAGGTGTACGACGACGAGCGGCTGGTGCATGACCTGCACGACGTCAAGCTGGACGCACTGGAGGAGCTGCTGGAGACGGTCGAGGGGGGTGTCCTGCTGGCCTACCCCTTCAAGCCCGACGAGGCAGCGTTGAAGAAGCGCTTCGGCACCAAGCTGGCCCGGATCAGCAACCCGGGGCAGGTGCGGGCCTGGATGGCGGGCAAGCACAAGATCCTGGCGATGCACCCTGCCGAGGGCGCGCACGGCCTGGACGGGTTCCAGAACGCGGCCAGCACGGTGGTGTGGTACGGACCGACGAACAACCTGGACCACTACCTGCAGTTCAATGCCCGGATCGTGCGCCAGGGGCAGCAGGCGGGCCGCGTGGTGATCAACCACCTGATCGCCGAGAACACCATCGACGAGGACCTGTTCGCACTGCTGGCGGCCAAGGAGGCCGACGAGGATCTGACCCTGAAAGCAATGCGCCTCCGGGTGGAGGCGCGGGGTTTGGTTCCGGCAGTGACGCCGGATCTGGCGTGGCTGCTGGGCTAGCGGACCGCCAGCTTGTAGACGTTCGGGGCCTTGCCCTGCGGCGTCCACCCGTTTTTGTATCCTGGGGTCGTCAGACCGACGACCTTCCGGGTTACCACGTCCTCCCACACGGAGCGGTCAGGCTCAGAGCGGGGGCACACGTTGAGGGGGCCGATGACGGCGAGGAACTCTTCGCGGGTGACGGTGCGAAATTCAGGCATGTGGTTCTCCTAGCGGATGAAAAGAGCGACGATGGCGCCCACCACGAGCAGCACCAGCAGGATGCGGGTCTCACCGCGGGCCCACGCGTCCATGTCACGGGTGGGGAGGTCGACGATGCGGCCGGTGGTGCGGCGCATCGGGCTGTTGAATCGGCGGCGGTCGGCGGTCACAGGCGGTTCTCCGGTAGTGGGTTAGGCGGCAATCGCGCGAACCATCGCGGCGACGGCTTCGCGCTTGAGGTCGTACGGTTCGCCGACAGGCTTGTTGTCGCAATACATGCGGAACTTTCCGAGGGCGTGATCCTTGAGAACCTTGAAGCGTGCGGCTTTGGTCATGTCGTTCTCCGTTCGGTTGCAGGGGTGGCGGGTTAGGCGAGCACGTCGGCCGCGACGACCTGTCCGAACGTCGCGCGTTCATCGGATTCGAGTGTGGCGCGCTTCGCGGCGTTCTCGGAGGCCATGGCTTCGACGTCTTCGGTGGACAGGCCAACCAGGGCGTTCCAACAAGCCACGAGGCGGCGGGCGCGTTCTTCAGACTCGGGGGTGCGTCGGCTTGTCGTGCTGTCGGTCATGTAGACCATCGCGAGCACCTCATCGGCGCCGACGGTCAGACGAGCGGGGCTTCGGTTGTTGGCGAGGCGGGCGGTTTCGTTGTGGATGCTCATGGTGGTTCTCCGTTGTCGTGCGGGATGCACTCGCAAGGGCCCGAGCAGGCCCTTAGCGGCTGGACCCCTTAGACCGCGAGCAGCGTCTCCAGCGCCTTGGTCTTCAGCTCGTCACCGGCACCGAACCATGCCGACTTCAGGCGGTTGTTCTGCGAGTGAGCCGGGGCCGACCAGTCCACGGTTTGGGTCACCGCGTTCAGCAGGCCCCAGGCGGTGCCCTGCGATCCGGGCAGCATCGAACCCATGCCCTGGCCGTTGTACAGGTCCATGATCCCCTTGAACTGCTTACCCTCCTGGACGGTGGGCTCGGCCTTCGCGGTCGGCTTGCGCTGCAGCAGGCGTTGCAGGTCCGACTCGGCCGACATGGCGAAGTCGGCTTCGGCGTTGATGTCCGTCACCGGCTTGGACAGGATCTTGACGAGCAGCGACTCGGAGTCAGCGGCCGACAGGTGCACCTCGGACAGGTGGCGGGCCGCGTCCATGAACTTCCTGAACTGGCCGTGGCCGATGTTCAGGTCGCGCTTCATCTTCTCGGCGCTGAACTTCGAGCGATGGGACATCTTGATCGCGTTGCCGTTCTCGCCCATCGCGATTGCCAGGGTGTTGGCGCACACCACGCGTTCGCTGATGAACTTGCCGATGGTTTGCGTCGAGCCGTCGCACGAGGAGGCGAGCAGCAGTCGGCCCTTCACGCGGTCACCCGGGGTGACTTCGGCTTCGTCGCCGATGTTCGCCATCGCCCAGAAGCGGCGGCCGCCGTCGAGCGTGCCCGCCGTCTCCAGCGTGAAGCCCGAGGGGCCGACGAGGTCGCGGAAGAACTCCAGCACTTCGCCCGGCTGCACGATCTTGTACGACGGCGAGACGATGGACAGGGATTGCTGCGTGTCGTCGCGGAACAGGATCACGTGGTCTTCGTGCTTGACCCAGTCGGCTTCGGGGGCGTCACGGTACGGTGCGAATCGGGGGAACGCCTTCTTGATCGCCCAGGCCATGCCGGCCTCGGCCTTCCACGTGTCGATGTCGGCGCCGGCCGACAGGGCTTGGCCCAGGCCATGCCACGGCGTGTCGCCAGCGTAGGCCATCTCGGACTTGTTCGTCTTGCGGTTCAGGGTGATTGCGTGTGCCATGGTGTGTTCCTTTGGGTTGCAGTGCTGAGGTGTTCAGCACATGACTGTATTTTCGGTGGCAGGGATGAGAATTAAATAGGGGTAAACCCTAGTACAGCGATTCGGTGATCACTTCGGGCGTGTCGGGGTCGAGCATCGGCGCTGGGCGATTCCACTGCGAGAGGTCTTCACGGCAGCCGTGCGACTTGTCGTACACCTTCGGGCCGTACGGCAGTCGGTGGGGGCGGTTGATGGCGAACAGCTGTAGATAGGTCGCAGTCGTCATGCCGGGCGTGAACTTCGGATAGCTGGTGCTTTCATAGGACAGCTCGCGTCGACGGTTCGTCATCATCTTGCGGATGGCGTCCTTCTGGGCCGGGGTGTTCGTGCGCATGGTGTTCTCCTGTTCAGGTGTTGCGGGTGAGGATGCGGCGCACTTCGCTGTAACTGGACGATTCGCCGTCGAGCTTCCACGTGCGATAGGGCGTGTCGTCCAGGCTGGTCACCGTGGTGCTGATGTCGTGGCCGCCGATCTTGCGAGACATCGTCAGGGACTTCGCGGCCTTGGCTTCGAACCAAGCCATGACACTCTGGTCGAGCAGTCGGTCGAGTGCGGTGACGCGGTCGTCACGCGGGATCACGGATTGCGTGGTCGTCATGTCCTGGTGGCGGAGTGTGGTGCGGATGAGCATGGTGGGTGTCCTGGTGGTTAGTAAGCGGCGCAGTGCAAGGATTGCAGCCACGCTTCGCCGGCCGCCTTGGCCTCGTCGACGCTGCCGTGCTGCGTTGTCTCGCGTTGCCCGATCGGCACGAGATGGTGGTGTTTCGTCATCTCGGCCCAGGTGCCGCGGTCGGTGACCGTAGCCCAGGGCACTTTGACGCCGTCCCCGGTCGAGCCGTGGGTCACGCCGTAGTAGGGCTTCGTCCACTCGATCACGGCGGTAGTGGTGTTCATCTGAATCTCCTGGTTTGGCAGTACAGCGAAGTGCTGAACTTGTGCCAATGGTAGTTCGCAGAGATGAGAATAAAATAAGGGTAAACCCTAGGTAGGGTGCTAAGTTCTGTGCTGAAATGCGCATCGTTCGATCCGTTTGAACGGTGGAGCGGGCGGCCATTCAAATTTTTCGAATAAGCCGCGCGCGGGATGCGCCGGTTACGCCGCCTCACCGATCTACACTCGCGCCGTGGTGCGCGCACAGGGCGATGCACCGATTCAGGAGCACGCACATGGACAGCTACCCCAAACCCGCCGCGAAGATCAGCGGCGCCGTGATCGACGGCAAGGTGAACGAGTCCCCCAGCAAGGTGGGTATCGACGGCACGAAGCAGCCCGAGGGCGCCGGTCAGAAACAGATCGTCTCCGGCGGGTCTGACTGCGCGGTGAAGGGCTTCACCGGCGGGGGCGTGATCAACGGCAAGGTGTGACGTGGGTGTGCGGCACGAGCCCGAAGTCGGGCCGCCATCCCCAGACGCACATGCGCGTCGGCTCGCCAAAGAAGCCAAGCGCGCAGCCAATCGAGCGAAACACGTGAACCCCATGACCAGACACCAGCAGGACGACGAGCCGCCTCTCGTGCACCCCGAGCGCCTGAGTGCGCCACCGGACGAGCGCACCGTCGTCGACGCGGATCTGTCCTGGCTGACTGGCCCGCCGCTCAAGCCGCGCGAACTGATGGCCGCCTACGGCCTTGAACGCATGTGCGAGCGCATCGCCGAGGGGATCACTCACACCGAGCTGGCCGCCGATATCGGCGTGTCCAGCGGCGCTCTGTCCTACTGGTTCAGCGGCACGCCGGAGCGGCAGGCCGCGATCAAGGAAGCCCGGCGCCTGAGCGCGCAGGCATTCGACGAGCAGGCGCTACAGGCCATCCGTGGCGCCAAGGACTTCCTCACGCTGGGCATTGCCCGTGAGGAGGCCTCACACCTGCGCTGGCGCGCGAAGGCCGTGGCACCGCGCGAATACGGGGACCGCCAGCACATCGATCTGGACGCCAAGGTGCAGATGACGCCCGAGCAAGCCGAGGCCAAGGTGCTCGCGTTGTCCGAGCGGGCCCGCCAGCTCGGCGGTGCGGCATGAGCGGGTTCGTCCCCCTCACACGCGAGGAACTGGCTCGGCTCACGCCCGAGGATCAGGCGGTCTACCTGGAGGCCCTGGAGACGTACGTTCGCACGCTGTCGCGCAACATGCTCGACCGGTACGTGCCGTATCCGAAGCAGGCCGAGTTCCACGCTCTGGGGGCGAAGTGGCGCGAACGCATGCTGGTGGCCGCCAACCAAGCGGGCAAGACGTACTCGGCAGCCTGCGAGGTGGCAATGCACCTCACCGGGCGTTACCCGTTCTGGTGGCAGGGCAAGCGCTTCAGCCGTCCGGTGACGTTCCTCTGTGGCTCAGAGTCCGCAGAGCTGACACGCCGGGGTGTGCAGCGCCTGCTGCTCGGGCGGCCCGAGGCCGAAGACGAATGGGGCACCGGCACGATCCCGGGCGACACGATCATCAGCACCACGCGTCGCCAGGGTGTGGCCGACGCCGTTGCCTCCGTCGTGGTGCGCCATGTGTCCGGGGGCTCGTCGGTCGTCAACCTGCTGAGCTATGACCAGGGGCGGACGAAGTGGCAGGCCGACACGGTGGACGGTGTGTGGCTCGACGAGGAGCCGCCCGAAGACGTCTACATGGAAGCCCTGACGCGGACCAACGTGTCGGGCGGGCCCATGCTGATCACGTTCACGCCGCTTAAGGGCATGTCCAACGTGGTGAAGCGCTTCCTGCTGGACAAGCACGCGGGCACCATCGCGGTCACGATGACCATTGACGACGCGCTGCACTACACGCCGGAGCAGCGGGCCGCCATCATCGCCAGCTATCCGGCGCATGAACGTGAAGCGCGGACCAAGGGCATCCCGTCCATGGGGCAAGGGCGGGTCTTCCCTCTCGCTGACGCGGCAGTCTCGACACCTGCCTTCGCGCTGCCCCCGCACTGGCGGCGCATCGCCGGGATTGACTTCGGGTGGACCCACCCCACGGCCGTGGCATGGCTCGCCCACGACACCGACACGGACACGGTCTACGTGTACGACATCCACCGCCGCAGCGAGGCGCCGGTGCACGAACACGCTGCGGTGATCCGGGGTAAGGGCGTGTGGGTTCCTGTGGCGTGGCCGCACGACGGGGCGAACAAGACGGCCGGCGGTGGCGGCGAAGCCCTGGCCGAGCAGTACAAAGCGCAGGGCCTGAACCTCACGGTGAAGCGGGCCGAGTTTCCGCCCGGGCCTGACGGCAAGTCGGGCGGCAACAGCCTGGAAGCCGGGGCGCAGATGATGCTCACCCGCATGCAGACGGGCCGCCTGAAGGTGTTCCAACACCTGGAGCCGTGGTTCGAAGAGTTCCGCATGTACCACCGTGACGACAACGGCGTGATCGTCGACAAGCTGGACGACATCCTCTCGGCCACGCGGTACGGGCTGATGATGCTGCGCTATGCACGCACGGAGCAGGAAGCCCGGTTCGAACTCGGGCAGGCACAGGGCTTCATCGGGTTCGGTCAGCAGGTGCCGCGGTACGGGGTGCTTGATCCTACAATCGGCTATTGACAATCGGGGTGAACCCTATGGCACGACGCAAACCGAAATCCAGCACGATGGGCCTCGCCGCCGGCGTGGGCTCAGACGTTGGCGGCAGCGCTGGCCTCACCGACGCGCAGGCGTGGGACAAGGAAGCCGAGGAACGCGGCGGCAATCAGTACATCCCCGAGGACGTGATCCAGGCAGGCGAAGCCACGGCGGCCGCAGCGCTCGACGAGGCCGAGATGCTCACCCCCGAAGAGGCCGAGCAGAAGGCAGCCGAGGAGCAGGCGGAGCGCCTTCGCGCCCTGGGCTCGAACCTGAAGGGCACGCTGTCCGAGTGGAAGGCGTGGCGCCAGGGCCTGAACATTGACAAGGACTGGGCCGAAGACCTCGACTTCTACAACGGCAAGGACAACCAAGCCAAGCGGGCGAGCGAGATGATGGACTCGGTGGAGCAGGGCTACCCTGTGACCACGCGCGAAGCCAAGCCCACCCGCTCGACCGTGTTCATCGGCATCACCCGCACGAAGACGAACAGCGCCGAGGCCCGGCTCGCTGACATCCTGCTGCCCACCGATGACCGGAACTGGGGGATCAAACCCACGCCTCGGCCGGAGCTGGCCGTTGCGCTGCGCGACGAGACGCCCGTGCCGCCGCAACAGCCGGGCGCCCCCGCGCTGCCGGGCCAAGCGGGCGCCGCGCCCATGCAAGGCCCGCAGGCGATGCAGCCGCCCGTCACACCGCCGGGCCAGCCGCCCGTGGGTGCAGGCATCGACCCCAATGCGCCGCAGCTCCAGGCCGTCCAGCCCACGGGGATGCCGGGGCAGCCGACCCCGATGCCCCAGCCGCAGGGACCGATGCAGCCCCTGAACGAGCAGGGCGAGATCCTGAAAAAGAAGGATGTCGCCTACGCCATCCAGAAGCAGGCCAAGCAGGCGAGCGACGCGATGCAGCTCCTGATCGAGGACCAGCTCAATGAGTGCGATTACAACGGCGAGACCCGCAAGGTGCTGCACTGGGCGGCCGTGCTGGGCACCGGCGTGCTCAAGGGTCCGTTGGTCGCCAACCGCTACAAAAAAGCCTGGGTGCCGTTCACCGACGTGTCCGGCGAATCCACCTACGTGCTGGAGCTGGTGAAGGAGACCGCACCGGTGTCGGTGTGCGTGGACCCGCGCACCGTCTACACCGACCCGAGCGCGGGCGAGTACCCGAACAAGGGGCGCGGCATCTTCGAGGTGGACCAGATCAGCGCGAAGGAAGTGCGCGAGCTGGCCAAGCAGCCGGGCTACCTGAAGCAGCAGCTTCGCTCCGTGCTGCGCGCGGGCCCCAAGCCCAGCAGCGCCGTGGAGTACAGCCTGTACAACGACGAGAACTACCTGCCGCTGGAGTCGTTCGAGCGCATCACGTACTGGGGCGAGGTCACGGTGGAAGACCTGCGCTGCAGCATGTCGGTCGAAGACTTCGAGCAATCCGTGGCGCCGAAGCTGGAGAAGGCGCGCGGCGACGGCGAAGCGGGCTACGCCACGGGCAGCGAGCTGCAGGCGCCGGGCCAAGCGGGCACGTTCACCGGGCGCCCCAGCAACCACGATGACTCGCTGATCAGCTTCTCCGCCTGCATCATCATGATCAACGGCGAGGTGGTGAAGACCTTCCTGAACCCCCTGGAAACCGAGTCGCTGCCCTATGACTTCTTCCAGTGGGAGAAGGTCAACGATCGGCCGTGGGGCCAGGGCGTGCCGCGCCTGATGAACTCGCAGCAGCGCGTCGTCAACGCGTCGTGGCGGATGATGATGGACAACGCGGGCGTGTCCGCGGGTCCGCAGATCGTGATGAACCGCACTGACATCACGCCAGCCGATGGCATCTGGGAGATCACCGGGCGCAAGCTGTGGTTTGCGAAGGGCGGCACCGCCGACGTGACCAAGGCCATGCAGGTCTTCCAGATCGACAGCCAGCAGGCGATGCTGCAAGGCATCATCGAAATGGCGATGAAGCTGGTGGACGACGACACCGGTGTGCCCGCGATGATGCAGGGCGACAAGACGAACGCGCCCGAAACGCTGGGCGGCATGCAGATGCTGATGAACGCGGCGAACGTCGTGCTGCGTCGGCTGGTCAAGCGCTTCGACGACGACATCACGCGCCCGCACATCTCGCGGTATTACGACTTCAACATGGAGCACTCCGCCGATGAGTCGGTGAAGGGTGACTTCAACGTCGATGCGCGCGGCACGTCCGCCCTGCTGGTGCGCGACATCCAGAATCAAGCGCTGATGCAGCTCCTCGCGGCCTACGCCACGAACCCGATGATGCAAGCCAGCTTGAAGTTCAAAGAGCTGCTGAAGAAGGCACTCGCCGCGCAGCACATCGACACCGAACAGCTGCTGTTCGACGACGCCGAGATCGACAAGAACCTGCAGGCCCAGTCGCAGGGGCAGCAGGCCGCACCGCAAGTCGAGGCCGCCAAGATCCGCGCCGAGTCGCAGGTCGTCGTGGAGCAGGCCCGCGCCAAGGCGGATCTCGCCGAGGTGGAGCAGCGCCGCGTCATGGCCGAGCAGAACAACCAGTTCAACCTGCAGAAGCTGGAGCTGGAGATGAACATCGCCATGCTCAAGTACGCCAGCGAGCAGAAGCAGACCATCGAGCAGATCCGCGCCGATCTCGCCAAGGCGGCGATGGACAACCGCACGAAGAAAGAGCTGTACATCGCAGAGTCCACCCTGAAGCAGCAGCTCGGCTCAGGCATCTGACCCCAAGGAGACACCATGTCCACACTCTCGATCCCGTTCATCGGCCGCGCCGTCATCACCGGTGTCGCCACCTCGGGCGCTGGCTCGACCTACGTCACGTTCCCCGATCAGCCGTGCACGCTGCTCGACATCGTCAACAGCACCGGAGTCGACCTGGAATACCGGCGCGGCGGGGGCGGCAGCAGCATGCCCATCCTGGCCGGCACGAGCCGCCTGATCGGCGGCATCACAAACGCCAGCCAGATCGGCGTGCGCCGCCTGGACGTGGCGGTCACGCCGGTGAACGTGCCTGCAGAAGCCTTCTGCTCGTGATCGCATGCTGACCCAGTCCTTCTCCCGCAGCCCGCGCGACATGGCGCTGTCGATGACAGTGCTGTCGGGAGGCGTGGCGCCACAGCCGCCCGGCCCGCCCGGCCCGCTCGACCGCACGGCCGACGCGATCAGCAGCGGCGCGCCGTTCACCACGGCGTACACCAGCGCCACTGGCGCGATGGTGGTGCGCGTGGCGGCCATCTCGACCACGGCCGCAGCGCCCGTCTTCACAGCCACGTGGAATGGCGTGGCGCTCACCAAGGCGGCCGAGGCCCATGACGGCGTGGCAGGCTCCCCGGCGGTGGCCATCTTCGTGATGAAGGGCGGGCTCGTCGGCTCGGCCAACATCGTGGTGAGCTGCACCAACGCAGTCGCCGCCGCGTGCATCCGCCTGGGCGACATCACCACGTACGACACGGTGGGCGCCACGTCGCAGGCGTTTACCGCGGCCGACTTGCTCATCGACATCAGCATTACGCCGCAGCTGCCGGGCGGCAGCGACCTCGCACAGGTGGCCGCGTGGAACACCAGCGATGGATACGCGATCAGCCAGTACTACGACGGCATCACGCAGTCGTCCACGGCGTACGACGTGCTGGGCCCGGAGCTGGTGCTGAACGGCACGTTCGCCGACGGCACGGTCTGGGCGGTGGGCAACGGCTGGTCGATCGGTGGCGGCACGGCCAACCACGCCGGCATCTTCGGCAACATCAACCAGCCCATCGCCTCGCTCGTCGCCGGCGCGCGCTACCGCAGCACCTACACGGTGTCCAACTACACGGGCGGCCAGCTCCTGTCCTCGTGGACCACCACGGGCGGCACGGTGTCAGCCGGACCGCTGCGCTCGGCCAATGGCACGTACTCGACCAACATCACCGGCATCACCGGCGTGACGGGCTACGGCGTGAGCGCGGGCAGCGCGGCCGCGTTCTCGCTGGACAACGTCTCGCTCAAGCAGATCACCAGCAGCATCGCCGCGTGGTTCGGCCGCCAACCGAGCTACGTCACGCCGGGCAGCACTCAGTTCACCTACGAGGCGAGCGTGCCGGGACGTGGCGTCGCGCTCATCGTCGAGCTGCGCGGGCTCGTGAATCCGTAAGCAGTACAAAGGGGACACCAATGCAGTGGTTCGACGGGGACGTCGGGGTGTGGGCAAGCAAGCTGCTGCCGGGGACTGTGGGCAGCTTGCTGGCGCTGGGGTGGGTGGAGGCAACGTGGCCGCGCAAGGTGTTCATGGGGATTGGCGGCGCGGCGCTGAGCTTCTTCGTGGCGCCCGCGGCGGCGGCCGCCGCCGGCACGAACGAGGGACTGGCGGGCTTCCTGCTGGGCCTGTTCGGCATGGCCGTGGTGGACAAGATTTTCAAGACCTGGGATCGGCTCGACTTGTCCCAGTTTTTCATTGACGTAGGACGCAAGTGGTTCGGGCTTGGCCCGGCTGAGCCGAAAAAGGCTCCCACGGATGAACAGTGAGAGGGCACGCTATGGATGTCGTCGTGGTTGTCTCTGCGGGCGCAATGGGGGCGACGTCGCTTGCGTGCCTGCTCGGCCTGCTGAGCCGGTTCTACAAGGACAACTTTGCGCAGGCCGTAGGGCTCGTCGGCGTGGGGTTCGGCTCGGGTGTGTACGCGTATCAGCTCCTGGCCACCGGCTTCCCGCCGCTCGTGCCGCCGCTCGTGCTGGGTGGCGGTCTCTTCGCCTTCGCCGTCGGCACGGCGTGGAAGGTGTGGCGCTACCGGAAAACAAAGGAGCCAGCGTGAAAGAATTACTGAACAGATTGCTCAGGCTGCCGCACGGCGACAAGATCGCCCACGCGCTGGTTGGCTTCGTGCTTGCTTTGCTGGGTGGCTTCATCCTCGGGTTCTGGGGCGCGATCATCGCCACCGTGGTGATCGGCACGCTGAAGGAGCTGTGGGACAGCAACCACCCCGAGGACCACGTCGCCGACTGGAAGGACGCGCTCGCCACATTCGCGGGCGGCTTCCTGGCCCTCCTCCCCCTCTACTGGCTCGGCATATGGAACCTCTGAACCTCACCCTCTCGCAGCTGTCGTTCGCGACCAGCACCCCCACCGCCCGCCTCACCGAGTGGCACGGCCCGCTGACCCGGGCGATGAACGCGGCGAGCATCAACACGCCCCAGCGCGCGGCGGCGTTCCTCGCCAACGTCGCCCACGAGTGCGCGTTCTTCACCCGGTTCACCGAGAATCTGAACTACACCACGGCCGAGCGGCTGCGCCGCGTGTGGCCGAACCGGTTCCAGACCGTGAACGACGCGGCGCCCTTCGTGCGCAACCCGCAAGGGCTGGCCGAGAAGGTCTACGGCGGGCGCATGGGGAACGTGAACCTGGGCGACGGCTGGCGCTTCCGCGGCCGCGGCCCGTTCATGCTCACCGGGCGCGCGAACTATGCGGCGATGACGGACGAGTTGACGCAGATGGGCGTCGACTTCAACCTGCTGGGGAACCCTGACACCGCGGCCGAGCCCGAGGGTGGCAGCTGGGCCGCCGCGGCGTTCTGGCACAAGAACGACATGAACGACCTGCTGGCCGCCGAGGGGTTCGAGTCGGTGCGCCGTCGTGTGAACGGCGGCTCTGTCGGCATGGCCGAGTGCAAGGAGCTGTACAAGGGCGCGTTGAACATCATGGAGACCGTGTGACCCCCGCCATCTACGCGGCCGCCGCCGGCGTGCTGGTGTCGGTGGCCATCGGCTACGGCGCCGCGCGCATGGTCTACAAGCCGCGCATCGCAGCAGCCAAGGCGGACGCCCAGCTGGCCTGGGCCAAGGTCGAGCTGCAGAGCAACCAGATCCGCGCCGTCGCTGCGGCGCAGGCCCAGCGCGATGCCGTCACCGCGCTCGCCGTCGAGGCGGCCCAGAAAACAGCCGTCGCGGCGCAGCGCGCGGCCAAGAACTTGCAGGACCGGCCACTGCCACCCGGCAAGAACGCGTGCGAGGCCGCCTGCGACCTCCTGCGCGAACCTCTCGAAACCCCCTGAAGGAGAAGACCATGACCAAGAAGCAGCAGTCCGCCAAGGCGGACACCCCGGCCGACAAGAACGAGTCGACCACCACGACCCCGGCCGAGAAGTCCAAGGGTGGCCACCGCGTGGGCGACAGCCTGTGGCTGCACCCGCACGGCCCGCACCGCGACGCGCTGCGCGTGATCGACGAGTCGCCGGTCGACGCTCGCGTGATCTACGTGCACGAGGACGGCACGGTGAACCTGCTCGCCACCGGCCCGGTCGGCGATCAGGTGGTGATCGTCGGCGCCGATGTGCTCGAAGACGGCGACGAGATCACCGACAAGAACGTGGCCTGCAAGCAGGGCGGCTCGCTCAAGCTCCCCGCGAAGAAGGAGGCGGACGCGCCGCAGGGCGAGGACGGCAAGCCCGACCCGTCGGCTGGCGAGGACACCACCGGCCACGCGGGCGGCAACGCCGTCGGCGGCGCGCCGGGCAACCCGGCCGGCGAGGAGCCGCGGCCGTCCACCAATCCCGACCCGGACCTGCAGCCCAAGGCGCCCGGCCACCCGCTGAACGCCCCGGTGCCGGACGACGACCTGCCCGAGCCCAAGACGCCGATCCTCTAAGCCATGGCCTGGAAGCACATCCTGTTCACCACCGTGCCTGCACTGTGGCTGGCGGGGTGTGCCACCACCGTGCCTGAAACGGTAGAGGTGCCGGTCGCGATCTACTGCACGACCGCAGTGCCGGCCCGGCCGGCGCTGCCCACCGACACCCTGCCGACGGACGCCGACCCGTTCGAGACAGCCAAGGCGCTCCGGGCGGAGCGTCTTGTCCTACGGGCCCACGTGGAAACCCTGGAACTCGCGCTAGAATCGTGCGCAAGTAGGGAAACACCTGATTGACATGGCGACGAACGGACTGATGACCAACCAGCGCCATGTGCACACGACCTGGGATACGTTGTCGTTGTGGCTGGAGGAAGAACTCCAGCGCCAACGAGAGCGCATCGAGGGCGACCTGAACCCGGAAGAGACCGCGAAAACGCGGGGCCGGATTCAAGCCCTCAAGGAAATTCTCGACCTGCCCAAGTCGGCAGCTTGAGAGGAAGTGATCGGCTCCGCGCAGGCGCAGTCGGTCGTAGGTCAGTCGCTTTGTTGAAGGTTTGAGCATGAAAATCGAAGGGGAAGCAGCGCCCGAAGGTCAGATGACCGACGCCCAGATGCAAGACGCATGGGACACGGAGGCAGGAATTCTCGCTGGCGGAGACGCCACCGGGGAGACCACCGACCCGGCCCTTGACGATCCTGCAGACGAGCAGGTCGAGACCCCGGCAGCGCCTGCTGCACCTGCCCCCGCCCCGGCGGCGCCCTCCTTGGAGGAGCGTCTTGCCCGCGCGGAGCAACTGGTGCAGCAGATGAGCAACCAGCTGGGTCCGACTGTCGGCCGCGTCGCGGCGATGCAGGGCAAACTGGACGCCGCCGAAGCCGCCCGCAAGGCCGGCGGCGACGCACCGTCCAAGGCCGCCATCGCCACCGCCGCGGGCGACACGAAGAAGTGGGACCAGCTGAAGGCGGACTTCCCGGAGTGGGCCGAGGGGATGGAGGAGCGCATGGCTGCGATCCTGTCCCAGCAGGCGGTCACTCCGGCGCCGCCCCCCATCGACAGGGAAGCCCTGAAGGCGGACATCCGGCGTGACCTGGAACTCGACCAGATCGCCGAGAAGTACCCCGACTGGCGGGCCACCTCTCAAACCAACGAGTTCAAGAACTGGTTCAAGTCCCAGACGCCCGAGTTCCAGGCCAAGGCCGAGAGCGAGCGCGGGCGCGACGTGATCCAGGTGCTCGACAAGTTCAACGAAGCCAAGGCCAAGAGCGTCACGGACATTCGGCAGTCCCGCCAGAACAAACTGGATGCAGCTGCTGGAGTCGCAACCCCGGGTCGTCCCGCCCCGCGCGTCAAGGATGAAACCGAGATGACGGAAGACGAGCTGTGGGATCTGGAAGCCCGGCGCGGTGCTGACCGCAAGAAGCGCCAGGGTTGATCAACACGACTTCAGCAACAGGAGCCTAGGAAATGGCCGTCCAGAACTATTCGACCTCGCCGTCGCGGAACCTCATCCGCGCAGCACAGGGCATGCTCGAACATGCCCAGCCCCTCACCGTCCTCGGGGACTTCGGCACGATGCGCGAGCATCCGAAGAACGCGACCGACACCATCGTGTTCCGCCGCACGCTGCCCTTCGGCGCGTCGCTCACCGGCACCACGATCGAAGGCACGCAGCGCTATGTCGGCACCCCGGTGATCGACCCCAACGCGTTCGTGCTGGGCGAGGGCCTTACGCCCAACAGCAACACCATCACGTTCCAGGATGTGTCGGTCACGCTGCAGCAGTACGGCGTGCTCTACAAGTTCTCGTCCAAGGTCGAAGACCTGTACGAGGACGACATCCCCGCCGAGATGGTCAAGCAGACCGGCGAGGTGATGGCCGAGCTGATGGAGAAGGTGCGCTACGGCGTGCTGAAGGCCGGCTCGATCGTGGTCTACGCCAACGGCACGACCCGCGCGGGCATCAACACCCCGATCAGCCTGAACGCGCTGCGCAAGGCCGCCCGGACCCTGGAGTCGAACCGCGCCCGCCGCGTCACCTCGCGTGTCGCCCCCGGCGTGAACTTCAACACCCAGGCCGTGCAGCCGAGCTACATCGTGTTCGTGCACACGGACGCCGAGGCGGACATCCGCAACCTGCCGAACTTCACCCGCGTCGAGGACTACGGCTCGTTCAAGCCGATCCACGACCGCGAGATCGGCGCCGTCGAGCAGTTCCGCTTCCTGTCCTCGCCGCTGTTCGAGCCGTTCCTGGCCGCCGGCGCCGCGGTGGGCGCCACGGGCATGCTGTCGCAGGGCGGCGTGAACATCGACGTCTACCCGTTCCTCGTGATCGGCGAAGACGCGTGGGGCCAAGTCGCGCTGAAGGGCCGCCGCGCCATCAGCCCGACCGTGCTGCCGGCCAGCCAGAAGAACCACGCCAACCCGCTGGGCCAGTTCGGCTACGTGGGCGCCTCGACGTGGTTCGCCGCGGTGCGTCTCAACGAAGCCTGGATGGCGCGCATCGAAGCCGCCGTCTCGGCGCTGTGATGAAGGGAGGCTGACCATGCCCACCCAATCTGTCGCACAACGCATCGGCGGCATGTCCGCGGGGATCGACAAGAACGAGCTGCTCCCGCTCGTCCTGTCCCTCCGCGCCGACCTGGAGGCCCTGCGGGTCCTCTTCAACGCACACGTCCACGGCGGCGTCACGGTGGGGGCGGCCAACAGCACCGCCTCCACCACGCTCGCCCCGGCCCTGAACACGATCCCCTGAAAGGAAACGGGAAATGTCTTACAACCTCGAAGGCACCAACAGCGGCTTCATGTCGCTCAGCTCGGGCGCCGTGGCGGCCGGCACCAACGCTGGCACGATCCAGAACGTGGCCGCGGTCAACTACGTGTTCGACGCGGTCTTCTTCCAAAAGGCCATCACGAACAACATCGCCGTCACCCGCGACACGCAGGTGCCGGCCTTCACCACCGTCCCGGTCAGCTCGAAGTGCAACTTCGCGTTCTTCCTGGACGCGGCTGGCAACGTGACCGCCTCGCAGGGCGTGATCGTCGCCGCGGGCGGCGTGGCCCCCAACGCCCCGGTGGTCAGCGGCAAGACGCTGTTTGCCGTGGTCTCGGTGGTCACCAACGGCTCCACGACCTTCGTGCCGGGCACCACGGCGTTCGGCGCCGCGGGCATCACCAGCACGTTCCTCAACGTGATGGACATGCCGGGCACGAACCGCTGATCGTTTTCGATGCAGTGAGCCACTGGGCCGGCCTGATGGTCGGCCCTTTTTTCAACAGCAGGAGATACCCATGAGTGAACCCCGCGGCTTCGGCCCCGCCCCCAGCCTGATCATCGATGCCATGGAGAAGAACGTCGAAACCGTCTCGGGTGACGCTGCGATCCGCAAGGCGACCATGGAGCTGGAGAAGTTCATGAACGAACTGGTCGTGGTCAACGTGCCGATGACCAGCGACATCAATGCCATGCCGTACGTCCACCTGAACGTGAACGGCACGAACCAGATCATCCCGCGCGGCGCTCGCCCGGTGGCCATCAAGCGCATGTTCCTCGAAGTGCTCGCCCGCATGAAGGAGACGAGCTATCGCCAGCACCAGCGCAGCGCCGCCGAGCTGGAGATCGTCACCACCGAAAGCATCGGGCAGGTGTACCCGTTCAACGTGGTGCTCGACCCGAACCCCATCGGCCACGCGTGGCTGGCCAAGGTGATGGCGGAGGCCAATTGACTCTGCTGGAGCTGATCAACCGCGCGCGCCAGGAGTGCGGCGTCTCCGGTCCTGATCTGGCCACTGTGGTCGGTCAGGTCGGGGAGATGCGCCGGTTCGTCAACTGGACGCGCACGGCCTGGACCGAGATCCAGACCGCGCAGAACTGCGGGTGGCTGTTCCTCAACCAGCCGTTCGACTTCGCGACGGTCGCGCTGCAGCAGACCTACCCCGTCGACCAGCTCCCCGTCTCCGCCGCGGCGCCCATGTTCCGCGAGTGGGACCTGAACAAGATGCGGATCTACACTGATACGGTGAACTTCTCGGACGAGATGATCCTGCCGTTCATGGACTGGCCGACGTTCCGCAACACGTACCAGTACGGCCAGACGCAGACCGCACCCCAGAAGCCCAGCTGCTTCAGCGTGGACCCGTACAAGAGCCTGCTTTTCGGCGGCGTGCCCGATCAGGTCTACCACATCCGCGGCCGCTACTGGCGCTGGCCGCAGGAGCTGACGCTCGACGCCGACGTGCCGCTCGCGCCGGCCTACTACCACATGCTCATCGTGTACGCGGTGATGGTGTCGTACGGCATGTACGAGGCGGCTGGCGAAGTGGTGGCCCGCGGCGAGGCCAAATACGACGAGCTGATGAACCAGATGATCATCGACCAGATGCCGCCCGTGACGTTCGGACCATCTCTCGCCTGAGGTCCCATGAAACCTTTCAACATGCCACCCGTGCGGCACGACACCGTCCGACTGACGGGCGGCATGGACTTGGTCACGCCGACGTTGTCGCTGCCTCCCGGCTTCGCGCGCGACAGCGTGAACTTCGAGGCGAACCAGCAAGGCGGCTACTCGCGCGTGCAGGGCTACGAACGCTTCGACGGGCGGCCGAGTCCGAGCGACGCGTCGTTCGGCGTGGTGCAGGTCGCGTTCACCGGGGCCATCGCGCCGGGTGACGTCATCACGGGCGTCACGTCGCTCGCCACGGCCGTCGTGTTCTACGTGGACGTGCCCACCGGTGTGGTGGCCTACACGAAGGAGACCGGCACGTTCATCGTGGGCGAGACGCTCACGGTGGCCGCGGTGCCGCAGGCCACCGTCACGGCTCTCGGCGCGCCCACGACCAGCGCGCTGTTCACGGCGATGATGCAGAACTTCGCCGCCGACGTGTACCGCGCCGACATCACGATGGTGCCGGGCTCGGGGCCGGTGCGCGGCGTGACGTACCTGAACGGCCAGATGTACGCGTTCCGCAACAACCTGGGCGGCACGGCGGTGGGCATCTACCGCAGCTCGGCCGGCGGCTGGGTGAACGTGCCGCTCGGCTCGCAGATCGCCTTCACGGCGGGCCTCATCGAGCCGCAAGAGGGCAACGTGATCAACGGCGCGACTTCGGGCGCCACGGCCGTCATCCGCCGCGTGGCCACGCAGTCGGGCGCCTGGGGCACGACGGCGGCGGGCCGGTTCATCGTCGACACCGTGGTGGGCTTCTGGGCCAACGGCGAGGTCATCCGCCTGGGCGCCACGCCGATCGCCACCGCGGCGGTGGTCGGCGCGTTCTCGACCATCACGCTGCTGCCGGGCGGCCGGTTCGAGTTCGACCAGTTCAACTTCACCGGCTCGAACGGGCAGCGCGTGCTGCGCGCGTACGGCGCCGACGGCGTCAACCGCGGGTTCGAGTTCGACGGCACGACGGTCGCACCCATCATCACGGGCATGCCGACGGACACGCCCACGCACGTGGCCGTCCACAAGAACCACGTGTTCTTCTCGTTCGGCCCGAGCGTGCAGCACAGCGGGATCAACGCGCCGTTCGCGTGGACCGCGATCTCGGGCGCGGGCGAGCTGCTGGTCAAGGGTCCGGTCACGAACTTCCAGGTCCAGGCCGGCGCGCAAGAGACCGGCGCCATGCTGATCACCTCGCGCAACGCGACTGCGGTGCTCTACGGCACCAGCTCCGCCGACTGGAACCTCGTCACCTACGAGGACTCGACGGGCGCGCTGGCCTACACCACGCAGAACATCGGCAACACGCTGATGCTCGACGACCGCGGCGTGCTGTCGCTGGCCAACACCCTGGCCTACGGCAACTTCAGCAGCGCGTCCATCACGCAGCCGATCCAGCCGTGGCTGGAGCAGCGGCAGTCCGGCGTGCTGTGCTCGTCGGTCACGCGCCGCAAGACGCAGTACCGGCTGTACTTCAATGACGGCTCGGGCCTGCACATGACGTTCAAGGGTGGCAAGCTGATCGGCGCCATGCCGATCCAGATGCCCCACATCTTCAACGTGGCGTGCGAGGGCGAGGACGGCAACGGCCTGCAGGTCATCTTCGTGGGCGCGACCAACGGGTACGTCTATCAGGTGGACGCGGGCACGTCGTTCGACGGCGAGAACATCGGCGCGACGCTGCCGCTGGTGTTCAACGCGATCGGCTCGCCGCGGATCCTGAAGCGCTACCGCAAGGCCGCGCTGGAGGTGACCGGGTCGGGGTACGCCGAGTTCTCGTTCAGCTACACGCTCGGGTACAACGTCACCACGATCGGGCAGCCGGGGTTCTCGGACCACGTGCTGCCGCTCACGGCTTCGTTCTGGGACCAGTTCGTGTGGGACCAGTTCGTGTGGGACGGGATCAACCTCGCACCGGAGGAGTGCGAGCTGGACGGCACGGCCGAAAACATCGCGTGCATCATCGCAAGTGACAGCGACCTCTACGAATCCTTCACGATCAACAGCATCGTGATCCACTACACACCGCGGCGGGGGATGCGCTGATGATGTTGATTCGCTGCAAGAAGTGCGAGCAGTGGCTCGACCCAATGCGGTTCAGCCTCAAGCCGAAAATGAAACTCGGGCTGCGCTCGGAGTGCAAGGTGTGCGTGTCTGCCGCGGCGCGCGAGTGGAACCTCGCAAATCCGGAACGTGCTGCCACGGCCGTCGCGCGCTACCGCAAGACTGAAGGCCACGCGCTGAAGTCAAAGGCTTGGCGCGAAGCAAACCGCGAATACATGGCCGCGTACATGCGCGCGTGGAACAAGTCGTCGCCGACAAACGGCGGCAAGATTCGCATGCGCACCAAGGCGAAGATGCCCGCATGGGCGAACCCTGAGAAGATCGTGGCCATCTATGCAGAGGCGCGGCAGAAAACGGTCGAGACGGGTGTCCAATACGTTGTCGACCACTTCTACCCGCTCCATGGAAAAACCGTGTCGGGCCTTCACGTCGAGCACAACCTGCGGGTGATCACGCAAGACGAGAACCGCCGCAAGTACAACCGGATCGAGGAGCACTGACTTGAATGACTTCTACAATCACGGCGGGTATCCGGCCACGCAGGCCCCGGGGAGTTCGGCTGCCATGCGCGCCGAGCTGGACGCCATCGCCGCAGGCTTCGACAAGATGCCCACGCTGCCCGGCAACGCGGGCCAGTTCGTGGTCGTCAATCCGTCGGCCAACGGGCTGACCACGTCGGGGACCAACGGGCTGAGCGACGCGGTGTTCCGGCTGTTCGACGACGCCGACAACACGAAGCGCGCGATGTTCCAGGTGTCGGGCATCAGTGCCAGCACGACGCGCGTGTTCGCGTTCCCGGACGCCAACACCACGCTGGTCGGCACGGACGTCGCGCAGACGCTGACGAACAAGACGCTGACGTCGCCGACGATCAACACGCCCACCATCGTCACGCCGACGATCAACACCGGCATGACGGTGAACGGGACCTCGACGTTCAACGACCCGATCACCGTCACCGAGCCGAACGTCTCCAGCATCAACATCCGTTCTGGCGCAGCGGGCTCGAACGCGCTGATGACCATCGGCCGCACCGGCGTCGAAGGGACGCTCGGAGTCAGCGGCGGCTCGAACCAGTTCGTGCCCGGCGACATCGCCGGCGACACCGTCCTCGCGGCCAGCACGCGCACGGTGTTCGGCGTGGGCGGTGTACTGCAGGTTCTGCTGGACACCTCTGCGCTCACCGCCATCGGTTCAGTGACGGCGCGGGGGACGATCTCCGCTGCGCTCGGGGCCACGAATACTGCCATCGGGGTTCTCGGTGCATCGCCCGCACTGCAGCACGTTCTCGCGGGTGGCGCCGCGGACCAGAAAGTGTGGCAGGAGTACGTCCTCGGCGCACAGAAAATCTACCGTGTGCTCAATGATGCGGGCGCCGCCGCGCAGAACTGGTTGGAGGTGACGCGGACCGGAGCAACGATTTCCAGCGTCAACTTCGCCAACGGGACGGTCGGGGTGGGGTACGTCGCTCCGTCGTACGGCGGAGGCTTCACCACGTTGGGCGTCAACGGCACGACGCAGCCGGTGTTCGACCTCGCCGTCGCAGGGGTTCGTAACGCCACCTTTACGGCGAACTCCACCACGGTGCTGCTCGGCACGACGGTCGCCAAGCCCCTCCACCTCTACGCCAACAACCTCCCCTGGATTCAGATCCTGCCCACTGGGCAGGTCGGGATCGGCAAGACGCCCACCACGGCCCTGGACATCCTGGGAACTTACGCCCTCATCAGCAACGGCGTGTACTCTCTCTACTGGGGCAGTGGCGCCCTGGTCGGTGGCGGTGGCGCGCAAGGATGCCTCCGCTCCGACAGCGACCTGCTGTTCGGTATCGGAGCGGCAGAAGTCGCGCGGTTCACGTCGACCTCTTTCCTCCTGTCCACGGGAACTGGGTCTTTCTTCATCGGCGGCCAGCGGACCGTCGCAGGGGGCAGCTTCGCTCTCGCCATCAACGCCGCGTTCACGAGCGGGCATGGTAACTCCCGTGCCCCGGACCACATGAAGGTGTGGTTGGTCTGTGTTACCGCTGAAGCGGGATATGTTGCGGGCCAGCGCGTGGAGTGGATTCCGAACCGGACCGGATTCACTGGTGGGTACACCGCGTTTGCGGACGCCACGAACCTCAGCGTCTACACCTTCAACGCGACGGTCCAACTTCCCAACGCCAGCACTGGCGTGGCTACGAACATCACTCCCGCGAACTGGCAGGTTCGTATGGTGGGGATCTGGCAATAAGGAACGAACATGGCAACCAACCCTTACACCGTCGAGCCGACCAAGCCCACCGCGGGCCTGCTCAGCGACGCCATGAGCGCGACGCCGCAGGTGGCGTCGCCCGCCGCGGCGCCCGCCGCACAGGCGACCACGACCAACGCCAACACGACGAACTGGAACGTCGGCAAAGACCAGACCGTGCAAGGCCAGCTCGGCACGATCCTGGACTCGGGCTCGCCGCTGCTGCAACAGGCCGAGACGAACGCTGCGCAGATGGCGAACAAGCGCGGGCTGCTCAACAGCTCGATGGCGGTGTCGGCCGGCCAGCAGGCCCTGGTCAACACTGCGCTTCCGATCGCGCAGCAGGACGCCAGCACGCAGGCCAACGCGGGCCAATACAACGCCGAGGCGGCCAACACCACGGACCGGTTCAATGCGGGCAACGCCAACACGACGAGCCAGTTCAACACCGGACAGACGAACCAGATGGCGTCGGATCAGGCGAAGATGTCGCAGACCGATCGGCTGGCCAATCAGGCCGCCACGCAGCAGACGCTCATCAAGTCGATGGACCAGCAGTTCACGGCTCAGCAGGCCAACGCGGACAACGCGACCAAGCTGCAGCTGCAGCAGATGCAGAGCACCACGCAGAAGCAGCTGGCCGACATCGAGGCGAACTACAAAACGCTGATGCAGACGAACGCGAGCGCGGGCGAGATGTACCAGCAAACGCTGAAGAACATCACGGACCTCGTGGCCAACAAAGACCTGGACGCAACCGCCAAGAACGCCGCCATCGCGCAGCAGTCCACGCTGCTGGCCAACGGACTCGCGTTCATGGGCAAGATGTCGAACATGGACCTGGGCAGCCTGCTCAACTTCACCGACACCGGCAAGGTGAACCAGATCCAAGCACCGCCCGCCCAGGCACCCTCGACCTCGTTCGACCCGAACAACCCGAACAGCCCGTTCTACCAAGGGAATGACGGAGCATGACGCCCGACCCGCTCTCGCCGATCCTCAAACACCTGGAGCAGTGCGCCGATGTCGACCCCAGGGTGGCGCGGCAGGTGTTCGCGGACTGGGAGTGCGTGCCGATCTACCACGACGGTCGGCTCGCAGGCTGCGGGCTGCTCAAGGGCACTGAGCTGCACTTCGCCGCAGAGCCGGGGTTCGGTGCGAAAATCTTCCATCGGCGGATCATCAGTGACTTCCTTCGCCCGCTGCTGGCCCGGCACGGATACCTCACCACCAAGATGGACGTGGCCGAGTCCAAGAACTGGGACTTCGTGGAGCGGCTCGGGTTCCGGCCCACGTGGCACGACGGGACCTACCGCTACTTCATGCTGACGCAACTACCCTTCGGGAGAGACTGACATGCCACCTGCAATTCCCATCATCGCTGCCGTCGGCAGCATGGCCGCTGGCGCTGCCGCCGTCGGAGCTGCAACCACCATGCTCGGTATGGTGGTTGGCGGCGCCATGATGGTCGGCGGCGCGCTGTCGCTCGCTGGCACCGTCACCGGCAATCAGAAGCTGTCCAAGTGGGGCGGCATCATCAGCGCGGTGGGCGGCATCGGGGCGCTCGCCTCGGGCGCGGCCACCGCCATCGGCAGCCAGCTGGCCGGTGATGGCGCGGGCCTCGCGTCCGAAGCCGGCGCTGCCGCCGCAGACGCCACCGTGTCGGAAGCCGCGCAAGCCGCTGCCTCGCAGACCGCCGGTACTGGCGAGGTGGCTAGCTCGCTCATCGATCCGAGTGCGGCCGCCGTGGCCGCGGATACCGGCGCGAGCAGCACGGGCCTGCTCAACGAGGCATCTGGCGGCCTGACCGCAGCAGCACCCGACGCTGCCGGCTTGGCCACGTCGGGCACCGCCAGCGGCTTCGGTGGCGCGGGCGTGGACGCTGCAGTGGGCAGCCTGGGCGAGGCCGGACTCGGCACCGCGGGCGGCGCGACCGGAGGCGGCGCGGCGAGCCCGTTGTCGGACATCAGCTCCTGGATCAAGTCCAACAAGGAGCTGGTCGACGTGGGCGGCGGGTTCCTCAAGGGGGCCATGCAGTCGGGCGAGAAGGAGAAGGAGCTGCTGGCCTACCTGCGCGAGAAGGAGGCCGCCGAGAACCGCCAGCGCGCAGCGTACAGCGCCAGCGTCACCGGCGCCTCCGGCGTGCCCTTCACGGTGAACCCGAACGCGCAGGTCAAGATGGGCGCACCGGTCGACCCGACCCGCTACCAGACGCAGCCCGTGCGCCCCGCGGTGCAGCCGGGCTTCCTCAACAACGCGATGCAAGGACGCTGATCATGGCTGGACTGCTGAAAGACCAGATGGAGGGCGCAGCCGACGAGCGCGCCGAGGCCACTGCGCCCAAGACCGAAGCCGGCGAGAAAGCCCAGAAGGGCGCAGCCAAGCTCGCCGTCTCGGCCGTGCGCGAGAAGATCCAGGTGCCGCCCGAGCTGAAGGAGGCGTACCAGAAGATCATTGCCGCGGGCCTGAAAGTGATGTACTCGGAAGAGACGCACCAGGACGTGATGAACATGCTGCCGAAGGACGGCACGCCGGGCGAGAACCTCGGGCGCGGCATCGCCAACTTGATGAGCCTGCTGTTCCAGCAGTCCAACCAGACGATGCCGCCGCAGCTGCTCATCCCGTGCGGGCTGTACCTGCTCGTGGACGCGGCCGAGTTCATGCAGCAGTCCGGCGACTCCGACCTCACCGACGAAGATGTGGGCGACGCTGTGCTCGCGATGATTACCGAGATCTTCAAGATGGCCGGCGCGAGCGCCGATCAAGCGATGCAGCTGATGGACCAAATGGGCATGTCCGAGCAGGCAGGCAACCCCGAAGGCCCGCGCGACGCAGGCGACGCCGCCGGCACGCCGGACGAAGCCCAGGCTCCCGCGCCCGTGCCTGAAGAGGGCCCGCGCGGCGCAGCGGACGACGATGCCGCGGCCGAGGAAGAACCGGTCGACGACAACCGCTTCCCCGAGGAGGACTGATCATGGCCGGCGGATTCCTGCAAGCAGCAATGGGTGGCATCGGCGGCGCGGCTGACGCGGCGCAGCGGCAGGCCCGCGGCTTCATCGACGACGAGCGCCGCCTCAACCTGGACCAGCAGATGTCGCAGCTCCAGGAGCAGCGCGAGATGCGGCTGATGGAGGCACGCGAGCGCGCCTCGTTCGCCAGCAAAAAGCGCGACGTCACCGAGCTGGGCCCGGAGCGCCAGCGCGTCGAGCGCGAGGGTCGTCAGGCCGAGTTCGAGCAGGACCAGCAGAACGCACCACGCAAAGCCCAGACGGAGGCCGAGGCGTCCAAGATCAAGTCGAAGGCCGACCGCGAAGCCGTGGCCGAAAAGGGCCGCGACAAAGGCTATCTGGGCGGCGTGCGCGCCGAGGCGCAGGCCCGGCACGTCGAGTCGGCCAGCTCGGCTGCCAGCGCCGAGGCCACACGTCTGGACACGGCGACGAAGCGCCAGCTGCTCAGCCTCAAGACGAAGATGGCCGACCAGCTCGCCAAGGGTGACACCTCCGGCGCCGAGGGAACGCAGCGCCAGATCGAGGCGCTTGGCTACACGCCGTCCGGCAAGGGCAACACCGAGTACGACGTGGAGAAGGTCACGACCACGCCGGCGCTCGACGCGCTGGGCGAGCCCATCGAGGGCAAGTACATCGAGAAGCGCGAGCGCACCGAGCGTCGCCGGCCGTCGCCGGCCTCGAAAGGCGACAATGCACCCGCGAAGGGCCCGGCCGTCCCCGAGGACGAGGCGCTCTCGCAGGCGCGCGCGGCGGTGGCAGCGGGGAAAAGTCGCAGCGCCGTGAACGCGCGGCTGCGTGAACTGGGTTACAAGGCACAACTCTAGAAGGCGAAAATCATGTCCGGACTGTTTGACGACTTGGCCCCCGAAGAAGGCAGCCAGCCGCAGACGAAGAAGGGGCCGAAGGGCCTCTTCGACGACCTCCCCCAGAGCACCGAGCGCACGTGGACGGAGGCCGCCTCGGACGTAGGCACTGGCCTTGTCACCGGCGCAGTCAACCTCGGCCGCTCGGTCTCTCAGCTCTCACCTGCCGCGCTGGCCGCAGAGGCGCAGAAGCGCGTGCTCGGCACCGTGGGCATCGAGGCCCCCGGATCCGAAGCTGTCAACCGCCCGGCGGGCCGCCAGTTCGAACAGACCGGCGACATCCTCCAGGGGGCGAAGTCGCCCGGCCTGAAGGAGACCGAGCGGCAGGTCGCGAGCCGGGCCGAAACCACCGGCAAGGAGGCACAGCAGGCCACCGCCGAGCGCCTCGGCGAGACGGGCTCGCGCTGGGCCGGCGTCGCCGCCGAGGCCGCGTCCAGGTTCAAGAACACGTTCACCAACCCCGCGCTCATGGCGCAGACCCTGGCCGAGAACGCGCCCAGCGTGCTGCCGGCCGGCGCGGGCGGCCGTGTCGCGCAGGAGGCCACCGGGCTGCTTCTGTCGCGTCGGCTCACCCAGGAAGCCGTGGAGCGCGCCGCGCGCACGGCCGGCGTGGCCGGCGGCGTGGCTGTCGGCGCCGCGCAGCAGGGCAACGACGTGGCCAACGAGACGTTCCAGCGCATGATGGCGATGGACGAGGCCACGTGGTCGCGTGACGAGAACTACCGGCTGCTCAAGCGCGACATCGGCGCGCGGGCCGCCAAGGAGCAGATCGCTGGCACGGCCGCCACCGAGGCCGGCGTCAAGGGCGGCCTCGCCTCGCTGGCGGTGAACGCCGTGGGCGCCAAGATGGGCGGCGCCGCGATCGAGTCGGCCCTGCTCAAGGGCGAGGGCAAGCGTCTCGCGGAACGCGGTGCGGCCAAAGAGGTGGCCAAGAGCTTCGTCGGCGAAGCCGTCACCGAGGGCATCGAGGAAGGCTCCGGCCAGCTCGCGCAGAACTTGGCCGTGCAGGGGGTGGACGCAACGCAGGACGCGCTGGCCGGCGTGGGCAGCGCCGCGGGTGCGGGCGCCGCGGCCGGCGCTGCCATGGGTGGCGGCCTGTCTGGGATGGCCGCACTCAGTCGCCAGCGCGACGACGCGACCGCGCGCCTGGGCGAGGCCAAGACCGTGGACGAGATGATCGGCGCGGCGGCGGACCTGAGCGGCGACCTGGGCGAGATGACGGCGGTGATGGCGCAGGCCGAGCAGGCGGTGGACGCCTACCTGGGCACGCCCCCGGCCGCGCAAGAAAACGGGCCGGCCACCGTCGCTGGCGAAGCCGGCCCTGAAACCGCGCCGGTTGCCGCGGTGGGAGGAGAGCCCATTGTGGCGCCACCCGCCACCGCCGGCATCGGGGCAAACCCTGCCCTGCCCGCGCCGACGATCGCCGCCGGCGCACTGCCGCAGGTTCAGCGCAACATCGACCAGAGCGTGGCGGCCACCACCGTGCTCGACCAGCAGCTGGCCCAGGAGCAGGCCGCCACGACGCGCGAGCAGTCCGGCGCCCCGGCCGCCGAGGCCACCGTGGAGCTGCGTGACGGCATCGCGCAGGCCGAGGTGCGCCGCGCACTCGGCGCCGCACGCGCCCAGGAGGAGCTGGCCGGCGGCAACCCGGCGCTCATCGTCGCGTCGCCCAGCGCCACGCAGCCGGGCACGTTCCAGCTGCGTCGGCTGCCGCTGCCGGACGCCGCTCCGGCGCCGCGCCGCGCGGCCGCACCCGGCCTGGATCAGCAGCGCATCGAGCAAGCCGCTGTCGAGGGTGACTTCCGCGCGGCCAAGCCCGACCTGCAGTCCCAGCTCACGCAGCAGGGCTTCCGCCGGGCGCAGCAGGCCGTGGAGCAGCGCGGCGGCGTGGCCACGCGCGAGGAGGCCGCGCTGCTGGATCAGGCCTGCCCGAACGAGCGGCTGTACGACAGCATCCAGGGCGAGCCCACCGCGGCCGCCCCGGCGCCGAGCCCCAGTCCGGTGGACGAGGCCCGCACGCAGCTGCGCGCCCAGCGCGCCGGCATCGAGGTGCCGCAGTCGCTGCGCACGCGCCGCGAGGCGCCGGCCCCGGCCGCCCCCGAGAGCCGCGTGCAGATCGAACGCGCACCGAACGCCAAGGCAGACGCCGGCCAGCGCCAGCAGCTGGAGCGCGCGGACGAGACCCCGGCGCCCGCGCCGGCCCGCCCGTCCCCGTTCGCAGACCAGCGCCTGGAGGCCGCCGCGGCGGAGGGCCGCAACGCGCCCCAGCCGGGTGAGCTGCCCATCGTGGAGCGCACCTCGGCGTTCGTGAACGTGGCGCGCCGCGCCAACACGCCCGCCGGGCGCATGTTCGCCCAGCAGTACGACGAGGGCCGGATCACCGACGCGGACATCGAGACGGCGCTCACCGCCCGCGACGAGATCGCCTCGCGCATGGCGGACGCCGCCGCTCAGGCCCCGGGCCAGCCGGCCGGCGTCGTGCCGGCGCGTGAGCTGCGCGCCCGCGGTGTGTCGCCCACGCTCGCCGAGGCGATGCAGCGGTTCGGCAACCTGCCCCGCACGCCGGTGCAGGAGGCGCTCGACCGGGCGCGCGAGCAGCGCGCGAACCCGAAGCCCAAGGCTCCGAGCGCCGTGGCGCCGCCGGCAGCGGACGACGTGGGCGCGCGGCTGGAGGCGGCCTCCGAAGGGGGCAAGCGCTACCAGCGCAGCAACTCCTGGGTCATCCGCAACAAGGAGACCGGGCAGGCCGTGATGGAGACCACCGACCAGCGCAAAGTCGACGCGCTGAACACCGCCAAGTACGAGGCTGTGCCGGCGGGCCAGCATCTGGCTGAACTGAACGATCCGGACTCGAAGGCCGGGAAAGCCATGCGCGGCATCGTGCAGGTGGGCGACATCCGCCGCTCGACCTCGCGCGACGGCGACACGCTGCAGGCGCAGGTCGACGGCAAGCCGGTGAGCGTGAAGCTCGCCGACAACCGCGCCCTGGGCACGCACGGCCTGCTCATCCGCCAGATCGCGCGCGTGTTCGGCAAGCGCGTCCAGGCGTTCAGCGACCCCGAGGGGGCGCTCGGCGCCGACGGCTTCGTGGGCGGTGACCGGGACACGATCTACCTGAACACCGAGTCGCAGATGAGCCCGCTGGCCGTGTTCGGCCACGAGCTGGCCCACCTGATCGAGCGCGACAGCCCCGCGGTCTACCGCACGATCAAAGCGGCGGTGGCCAAGAGCATGACCACCGAGGCGCGCCGCGCGGTGCGCGAGGACAACCCGAGCGCCGACCTGGACGAGGTGACGAGCGACATGGTCGGCAACGCCCTGGCCGACCCCGAGTTCTGGCCGGGCCTGTTCCGCGACCTGGGCGCGGCCAAGGTGCCGCTCGCCACCGTGCAGGACATGGCGGCCAAGGTCACCGACGCGCTCACCAAGGTGCTGCGGCTGGTGCGCCAGCCCGGCTTCAAGGCGGACAAGATCGTGGGCGACCAGCTCGTGGCCATCCGCGAGGCCATCCGCGTGGGCGTGCGCCAGTACGCCGAAGGCCGCTACGAGGCGGCCCAGCAGCTCGACCGCGAGACGCAGGCCGACCGCTACGCCCGCGACGAGGGCGGCCGGTTCGCCAAGCCCGAGGAAGCCGTCAAGCCCTCAGCCCCGCCGACGCCCACCCGGGCAGAGCGGCAGGCCGCGGCCGGCGCCGACGCGCGCCGCGAGATGGGGCTGCGGTTCAGCTCGGCGCGCGACACGCTCGCTGCCGTGCAGGCCGCATGGGACGAGGTCGGGATCGAGCACGACATCACGGAGCGCAACGGCGTGATCCAGCTCAAGAACATCGAGGTGCCGTTCTCCGACCGCAAGGCCGGCATCGGCACCGAGGCCATGCGCACGCTCACCGAGTACGCGGACCGCAGCGGACAGACGATCAAACTGGGCGCAAGCAGCCAGCTCGGCGGGGACAAGGCGCGGCTGATCGACTTCTACAAGCGGTTCGGGTTCGCCACCGATCCGCGCACGGCGCCCGCGTCGTCCAAGTGGAAGGACACGACGATGACCCGCGCGCCGCAGCGCGACGCGCGGCGCTCGGCCATCCGCAACAACGCCAGCGGCGAGAGCGCAGCCAGCCTGGAGGCGCAGAGCCGCATCGCCGACGAGAAGGCTCGTGGCCTGGACCGCGTGCTGGTGGAGCGCGACGGCACGGTGCGCCCGCTCTACGGCGTGGACTCGGTCGACCAGCGCGTGCGCGCCGGGCAGACGATCCTGCAGCATGGCGTGGGCCGCGAGCCGTGGTCGGTGCTGGACAAGGCCGACGACGTGAAGGCCGGGCAGGTGGAGCGCGCGAAGGCCGCCGCGGCGAAGTGGCGCGAGGAGCGCGCCGCCGAGACGCCGGCCGAGATCCCCACCGGCGAGGCGACCGAGATCAGCCTGGACGACCTGGGCGACCTGCAGTTCAGCGCGCGCCGCGCGGCGCCGGACAGCCCGGCGTTCAAGGCGTGGTTCCGCGACAGCAAGGTGGTCGACGAGGATGGCGATCCGCTGCGGGTTTACCACGGCGCGCTCACCGACTTCGACACCTTCGACCCGAGCCGTGCCAACGTCGAGTCGGATCTGGGCGCCGGGTTCTACTTCTCCAACACGCCCGAGGACGTCGAGCGCAACTACGCCACCGGCGACGGCGCGGACATCACGGCCAAGATCGAGCAGCTCGCCGATCGGCTTGAGAACGACGAGGACATGGACCGCGACGAGGCGAAGCAGCGCGCTCGCGAAACGTTCGCCCAGAACCTCGGCACGACCATGCCGGTGTACCTGTCCATCCAGAACCCCGTGACGCTCGACGGCAAGAAGTCCACCTTCCTGGACTACGCCAGCGAGTACAACGAGGACCTGGACGAGTACGGCGAACCCGGCGGCAAGCTGCAGGAGTTCTTCGACGGCCTGCACGACGTGGCCATGAGCGATGCGTTCAGCGACCTGGACGTGGCCCAGGTGATCGCCGACGTGCAGGAGCGCGCGTTCGACGACGAAGGCATCCGCGCCGACCAGCTCATCGACATCGCCAAGCGGTCCGAGGGTCTGCAGCAAGCGATCGACAACAACGACGGCAAGCTGGCCTCCACCGAGATCATCCGGCGCGCGTTCGAGGCGGCCGGCTTCGACGGCTTCATCGACCGCACCGTGTACGACAAGTTCGGCGAGGGCAACAAGACGCGTGGCGCGACGTTCAAAGGCATGAACCGGAACACCACCCACTTCATCGCGTTCCACCCGGAGCAGGTGAAGTCGGCCACGGGCAACAACGGCGCGTTCGATCCGAGCGACGCGAACATCACGCGCAGCGCGCGGCGCAACAACTTCGGCACGCTCACCGCGGGCCAGGAGGCAGCGCTCAACAACGTCGGCGGTATCGCCGTCGAGCAGACCCTGCGTGAGCGGTTCCGCGAGCTGCGCACCGGCTTCGGCAAGCGCGCCATCCAGGGGGCGCTCGATCAGTTCGCCCCGATCAAAGACCTGGACCAGAACGCCTACATGCTGGCCCGGCTGTCCAAGGGTTACGACGGCACACTCGAATCGGCGCTGCTCTACGGCAAGCCGTTCCTGCGTGGCGGCGTGCCCGACGTGGACGTGAATGACACCGGGTTCGCCAAGGTGCTGGCCGACCTGCAGGGCGAGGGCGACCGGTTCCTGTGGTGGGTGGCCGCGCAACGGGCCGACCGGCTCAAGGCGCTGGGCCTGGAGAACCTGTTCTCCGACGCCGACATCGCCGAACTGAAGACGCTCACCGACGGCACGATGCCCGACGGCACGACCAAGCGCTCGACCGCGTACGCCAAGGCGCTCGGCGAGTTCAACGCGTTCAACGACGCGGTACTGGCCGTGGCCGAAGAGTCTGGGCTCATCGACGCCAAGGCGCGCGAGATGTACCGCGGCGTGCCCTACGTGCCGTTCTACCGTGTGCTCGAAGACGAGGGCGTGCAGGGCCCGACGTTCTCGTCCGGGCTCACCAACGCCAAGGCGTGGAAGAAACTCAAGGGTGGCAGCCAGAAGCTGAACAACGACCTGCTGGCCAACGTGCTGCTGAACTGGTCCAGCCTGTACCAGTCGAGCGCGCGCAATCGCGCCGCCCTGGCCACGATGAAGGCCGCCGTCGGCGTGGGTATCGCCGAGCAGGTCGCCTCGGGCACCAAGAAGTCCGTGCAGATCATGAACGGTGGCCGCACCGAGCACTACCTCGTGGACGACCCGCACCTCGCCGAGGCCATCTCCGCGATGGAGTACGTGGTGCCGAAGTTCCTCAAGCCCCTGTCCACGGTCAAGCGTTGGCTCACCATGGGCGTGACGGCGAACCCGGCGTACAAGATCCGCAACCTGATGCGCGACACGATCTCGGCGATGGGGCAGGCCGACCTGTCGTTCAACCCGATCCGCAATGTGGCAGAGGGGCTGGCCGCCTCGGACAAGCGCTCGCAGACCTACGCGTCGATGCTGGCCTCGGGCGGCACGATCCGGTTCGGCGTGGCGATGGAAGGCGCGGACGCCACCGGCGCACGTCGGCTCGTGGCCAAGGCAGGCATGCCGGCCGTGGTCGACCAGAAGAACTGGAAGAAGGTGGCCGGCATGCTGGGCGACCTGTGGGAGGCGTACCAGGAGGTCGGCGACAAGTTCGAAAACGTGAACCGCGCCGCGCTGTACAAGCAGCTGATCGCCAACGGCAAGACCCACGCCGAGGCCGCGTTCATGGCGCGCGACCTGCTGGACTTCTCGATGCAGGGCCGCTGGCCGGTGATCCGCTTCCTGGCGTCCACCGTGCCGTTCCTGAACTCGCGCCTGCAAGGCCTGTACAAGCTGGCCCGCGCCGGCAAGCAGAACCCGAAGCGCATGGCCTACGTCACCGGCGCGGTGATGCTCGCTTCGATCGGGCTGATGCTCGCGTACAAGGACGACGAGGACTGGAAAAAGCGCAGCGACGAGGACCGCGACTCGTCCTGGTGGTTCAAGATCGGCGACACCGCGATCCGCATCCCCAAGCCGTTCGAGCTGGGCGCCATCGGCACCATGGCCGAACGGGCGGTGGAGATGCTCGCCTCCGACGAGATGACGGCCAAGCGTTTCGGCCAGTCGCTCTCGCGCGCCATCTTCCAGACCTTCGCGTTCGACCCCACCCCGCAGCTCGCCAAGCCGATGCTGGACGTCTACGCGAACCGCGACTCGTTCTCGGGCCGTCAGATCGAGTCGATGGCCGACCAGCGCATGCGTCCTGAGGACCGCTATGACGAGCGCACCACGATGCCCGCGCGCATCCTCGGGCAGCTCGGCCTGCCCGACCCGGCGCAACTGGCCAAGGGGAAGTACGCCGCGCTGTCGCCCAAGCAGATCGACTTCCTGGCCCGGGGCTACTTCGGCTGGGCCGGCGCCACGACGATGTCCGCGCTCGACTATGGCATCCGCCCGTTCACGGACCGCGGCGAGCGGCCCGACATCAAGCTGCGCGACGCGTTCCTGGCTGGCTCGTTCGTGGAGTCGCTGCCCTCGAACAGCTCACGCTACGTGAACGCGCTGTACGAGGAGGCGAAGGCGGCCGATCAGGTCTATGCGTCGTTCCAGGACGCGCGCAAGGACGGCGACTTGGACAAAGCGCGCGAGATCCTGGACGAGAACCGCGCCACGCTGGCGGTGCGCAAGGGCCTGGACAAAGCGACCAAGGCGCTCACCGAGATCAACAAGCAGATCAAGCAGGTGGAGTCGAGCAAGTCGCTCAGCGGCGAGACGAAGCGCAAGATGATCGACCGGCTGAGCCAGCAGCGTTCCGAGCTGGCCGAGGCGGCGGTGCGTCGCACGCGCGAGGCGCGCGAGAAGGCCGAAGCTACCAAGTGAACGGCAGGACGAATCCTCTGTGGACGTACTCCCAGAGGATTCCCCCGAGCACGCACACCGCCAGCACGAGGAGCAGCCAGTCCCTGGACGCGCGGCTCGCCGTGCCGTCGTAGTGCCGGGCCAAGGCCAGCAGCACAAGGCCGCCCACGGCGAACAGCGTGTACTCCAGCATCAGCTTTCCAGCGAGAGGATGAAGCGCAGGCGGCGGTAGTATTCCATCGCCCAGAACCGCCACTTCGCGTCCTCGCAGCCCTTCAGGTAGATGCGGTGCATGGCTGCGGTGAGCCGATCAACGATCGCCCGGTGGCCCTTCTCGCCGAACGCTTCGAGCACGCCCATCGGCGCGAAGCGCGAGTAGGCCGCGACGAGGCGGGCCTGGGAGGGCGGCAGCGTCTCGTAGAGGAAGAACCAATTGTTGGGCAAGATCCGGGGGTCGGTCTCGCGCCGCAAGCTCCAATCCAGCGCGGTGGCCCGCTCGGCAAGCTCGTCGGTGGACAGGGCGGTTTCGGTGCTCATGGGTGTCGAGGGTAGTCCGATGCGCGCCGCGGCGCATCGGGGTTAACCCTCAGTCGGCCTTGCAGTAGAAGGGCATGATGTCGCCGGCGCCCTTGAGCGGCAGGCCTGGGGCCCACTCGTAGGGGCGCCGCATCTTCGCGAGCGTGGCCTGCATCAGCCGCTCGGCGAAGGCGACGTCCACCTCCATCACCACCTCGTCGTGCACGTGCATGACGATGTCGCCCCACGGGTCCATCAGGTCGTTCTCGATCGCGAGCATCAGGTCGCGCAGGCAGTCGCGCGAGCTGGCCTGGTCGATGTTCTCGACGAGGCGCGCGCCGTAGGTGCGCTGGCGTGACCACTGCTTTGTCTTCTGGTCGACGCCCCAGAACACGATGTCGCCGTCTTCCACCGTGGCGCCGAGGTAGCACAGCAGCCGGCCGCTCGGCAGCCGGATGAACACCGAGCCGTGCTCCCAGAAGATCGTGATCTTGTACTGGGGCAGGGGCACCGGGTTATGGGTGCCGATCACGCGCTTGAACGCACGGTCGACGGCATACCACATCTCCACGACGCTCGGGCTCTTGGCGCGCCACGCGTCCACCATCGGCTGGAGTTCCTCCAGCTGCAGGCCCTCGTCGAGCGCGCCCATGTTGATCATGCCGTTCACCGACCCACCGTAGCCACAGGCCAGCTCGGTCACCTTGCCCTTCTTGCGCAGCGGGTGGTGCTTGCCCGTGCGGGCCTTGTGGTCAATGAACTCCTGGAACGGCACGCCGAAGGACAGCGACGCGGACATCTCGTAGATCTTGCCGTGGGTGCGGAACACGTCCAGGCGCCACTCCTCGTTGGCCAGCCACGCGAGCTTGGCCGCTTCGATGGCGGCGAAGTCGACGACCACGAACGTCCTGCCGGGCGGGGCCACGATGGCGGTGCGCACGCACTGGGACAGCAGCTCGGAGTAGTTGCCGAACCAGAACTCAGCCTGCTCGATGGTCCAGCGCTTGATGGCCTCGCGCGCCACGTCCAGGTTGGCCATCGAGTTCGAGCGCATGTTCTGGGTTTGCACGATCTTGCCTGCCCAGCGGCCCGTGCGGTTGGCGCCGTAGAACGAGTGCACTCCGCGCACGCGCCCGTCCGGGCACACGGCGCGCAGCATGGCGTCGTACTTCTTCACCGATGCCTTGCCGATCTCCTGGCGCAGCTGCAGCACGCGCACCGCCTTCACGAGGCGCATGCGGCGGAAGAACTCGTCGCCCAGATGGGGATCGACGGCGGCCCGCTGCTCCATCTTCGCGAGCACGGACTTGGCCTCGTCCAGTTCGAACTCGTCCAGCTCCTCCTCGTCGAACCCGTCACCGCCGAACAGCACGTTCTTCAGGCCGGCGAGCAACTTGATCAGGGTTTTCTTGTCCAGCTTCGCGTTGATCAGCCGGGCCCACTCACCGTCGCTCGTCTCGTCTTCGACGTCGTCCTCCACCGCGAGCAGCCACTCCTTGAGTTGCTTCACGCTGTTCGGGTTGGACAGGCCGGTGATGCGGGCAGCTTCGACGAGGAGACGGTCGCGGTGGATCTTGCCCTTGTCGACCGCGGCGCGCGCCAGCTCCTGGTCGATCAGGATGCCGCGCTCGTTGATCGCTTGGTCCATCTCCCAGGCGCGCTGCTCGATGGCGGGGAACTCGATCTTGGCGATGCGGTCGCCCACGCCACCCTCGGCCACGACGTCCTGCGCGCAGTAGCCTTTGAACAGCGCCCACTTCTCGGGGTGGTGCTCGGGCAGGTTGCGTGTGCGGAACCCGTTCGCCTTGGTCGGCTTGCACGGGATGCAGAAGTAGCGGATGAGCGCGCGGCCGGTGTTGGCCTTGCCGATGTCGGCGGGCAGGCCGAGCGCGCCGCACGCCTTGAGCAGGCCGGCGGGCAAGCCGCAGTACATGGCGTGAACCATGGTGCAGCGCCAGTGCGACGTGGAGATGCGGCGCTTGAAGTGCACGCTGAAGCACGACAGCTCGAAGCTTGCGTGCCACGCCTTGCAGATCACAGGGCTGCCGTGCGTGTCGCGGCCCTCGCAGATGGCCATCGCCACGTCGGCGGGGATCTGGTCACCCGCCAGCAGGTCCAGGAGCACCGGCGCCTCGTCGTCCCAGGCGTATCCCAGGAGCATGATCTGGAAGTCGGGCGACCGCACATAGGCGTGGTGCCCGCACTTCAGCAGATCGACGCTGCTGAACGTCTCGACGTCGACGCGGAGCCGGCGCTCCCGGACTCGTGGTGTCATTTGAAGAAGAACTCCATAGATGCTGCTGCGATGCGACTGCGCGCGATGCTCGCGTATTCCGGCGACAGGTCGCAGCCGATGAAGCGCAGACCTTCGAGCACGGCGGCCTTGCCGGTGGAGCCGCTGCCCATGAAGGGGTCGAGCACGAGGCCGCCGGCCGGCGTCACCAAGCGGCAGAGGTAGCGCATCAGTTCGGCGGGCTTCACGGTGGGGTGCGTGTTCCCCTCGCCGCGATCGGACTTGCTGGTCTTGGCGCAGTAGAAGAACCGGGCGGCGCTGCCGTTGCTGTCCGGGAACGCCGCGAGCACCTCGTCGCTGCCGTCGTGGATCAGGTTGGCTGGCCAGCGGCCGGTCGGCTGCACGAACTCACCCGCGCCGCCGCGCAGGTAGCTGTTGCCCGCATCCTCACCCCACATCTGGTCGCGCGAGGTAGGGTTTTTCGCGTAGGCCCCGCCGTTGAGGTTTTCGGTCGTCTCGATGCGGCACGCCTCGATCATCAGCCCACCGGTGCCGTGCGTCGCCACGTTGTCGCGCTCGGTGCCCTTGAACGGCTTGCGCGCCACGACGATGGGCTCGTGGGCCGGCTTGAGGTTCGACCCCTTTGGGAAGCCCGAGCCGTAGATCCACATGATCTGGTCGCGGATCTCGAAGCCTGCGTCCTCGATCGCACAGGCCATGCGGTGGTAGGTGCGCGATCCGCCGAACGAGAGCAGGTGGCCGCCCGGCTTGAGCACGCGCAGCGCAGCGCGCCAAGTCTCGGGGTCGAACGCGACGCCGGTGCTGTCCCACTTCTTGCCCATGAAGCCGAGTTCGTAGGGCGGGTCGGTGACGATCGCGTCAACAGAGTTTTCGAGCATGCCGCGCATTGCTGCGCGGCAATCGCCGACGATCACATCGGCCGCCACGTCAGAGCCAGCTCAGACCGGGGGCGGGCGGCTCGGCCGGTGCGGGCGCAGGGGCGAAGAACCCCACCGCCGGGGCGGGCGCGGGCTCCTCGGCCGGGGCCGCACCGCCGAAGCCAGCGACCGGAGCGATGGTCTGCTCGACCGCGCCACCGCCGAAGCCCACCACCGGTTCGGTGGCCACGAACGCGGCAGTGGCTTCGGCGGCCTGCTTGGCGGCTTGGTCCACGGTCTTCGGTTCCTTCTTCGGGCGCTCGACCTTGGGCGGCGCTTCTCCGTAGCCCTCGTCGGCCACCTTCTGCACGTGCGCGACGAGGCGCTTGGCGATCTCGTTGAACTCGCTCTCGGTCCAGAAGCATGCGCTCTTGACCTTCTTGCTGGCCGGCACGCCCAGCGTGTTGGCGATGAAGTCCATCGTCATGGAAAAGCCGAACCGGATGCCGATGGCGCCGGTGCTGATCTCTTGTTCACCCATTGGGTTGTCCTCTCGAAAAAGCAGGGGCCGGAGCCCCTGCGTTGTTGCGGGTTGCTGGTCAGTCCTCGGCGGGCTGCACGAGCTGCGTGTCATCCACCACGTCGGTCAGCACGGGCGGCTCGGCCACCGCGGCCTGCGCCGCCGCGGTCTGGGCAGAGCACTGCTCGTTGATCGCGGCCAGCGTGCTGTCAGCCAGCTGGTGCACGGCCGCGGCCGCGTCGCGTTCACGGACCAGGAGCTGCGCGATGCCGGTGAGCTGCTTGTCGTCGAGCTTCAGTTCGTAGATCACAGGAAACCCCCCGGCGCCTTGGTGCCACCAAAGCCGCCGGCAGCCGGCGTGTCGCCCGGGCCGGCGCCGGACTTCTTGATGAAGTTCTTGAAGTCGTCCTGCGCGTCAGCCACGCCGCCCAGCACCGTGTCCTTGCGGACCAGCATCAGGTTGTTCAGGCCGACGGCCACGCCTTCGTTGCCCTTGGCCTTGAACGGGTAGAACTTCAGCGAAGCCAGCACCCAGTAGCCCGACTGCATGTCGCGCGGCTCGATGATGGTGTCGCCGTTTTCGTAGATCAGGCCGGGCTTCTTCTCGCCGGTGGCGTTCAGGAACCAGTGGCCGTTGTAGTTCTTGTCGGCGGACTTCTTGTCGTTCGCACTGTCGCCGTCGCGCAGGGGGAGCTTCAGGCCCGGAGGGATGGTGCCACCCCACTTGGTGCGGGCGCCTTCCTGCTTGGCCGCCTCGATCGCCTGATTGATCTGGGCGAGCATGCTCTGGGTGTCGGCGCCATTCTTCGGGATCAGGAGGGCGGTGCTGTACTGCAGCACCTTCTCGCCGGTCTTGTCGTCGATGCGGTCGGTTTCTTGCGGCTTCCACACGAAGCAGTACGTGGTGCGGACGGGGCCGAGGACGATGGATTGGCTCATTGCTTGTTTCCTTGAGGCTTGATGAACTGGGCAAAGTCAGACGCCGCCGAACTGGCCGGCGTCCAGGTGGCACGCGGGTCACTTTCATAGACCAGCGTGGGCTTACCGGGCGGCTTCTTGACGATGCCGCCCAGTATCTTGTCGAACTGCTTGCGTCCACCGACGACTCTTTCGAGTTCGCCGATGCCGAGCAGCTCAGGTTCTTTGTGGGTCACGCTGTCCAGGTAGCCTGCCTTGCGCAGTGCCTCTCCGGCCAGCATCGAGTTCGTGATGGTGCGGTTGCTGCGCCCCTCCACGAGTTTGAACCCCGGGTACTTCACGCCCGCGCTCGTGGCCTGCTCCAGCGCGTAGGCTTCCACGTCGCTGGCCCAGCTTGCGATAGCCCCGACCTTCGGCAGGAGCGCTGCAATCTCGGCCGGCGTGAGCACGCCGGGCGCCGGCAGGCTGGCAGCTTCGCTCTGCGCCCACTCGGCGCGCTTGCGGCACGGCCCGCGCGCCTTGCAGAACGTGCAGTGCTTGCCGGGTGTGTAGTCGGCGTCGGTCGCCCGCAGCTCGCCGGTGTGGATCTTCCAGGCGTGGGCGGCCTTCGGCCTGACCTCACCTTCGAGCCACGCGAGCAGCTCGTCCGACGTCAGCTCCTCGGTCTCGACGTTGCCAATGCGCGGCTGGTGAATGGTGATGAACACCTTGTCCAGCCGGAACAGCCACGAGTACGCCGAGTATGTCCCGCCGCCATACAGCCGCACCTGCGAATTCTTGATCGCGCTGACGGGCTTGCCCTTGCCGTACTTGAAATCGACGAAGTGCGCCCAGCCGGTGGTGACCACGCCGAAGTCCCCGCGGCCGTAGCCTTTGGGCACCCAGCGGCTGAAGTCGAGCCGACGCTCGATGAAGATTTCAGCGTTCGGGTCTTCGGCCCGGGCCTTGTTCACCAACTCGACGCAGAAGTCCCTGCAGTCGTCGGTGAACCGCTCCATCTCCAGCTTGTAGAGCCGGTGCTTGAGGAGCGGCTGCATGCGCAGCATGAAGTCGCCGGCCGTGATCAGGCCGAACTGCTTCTCCAGCTTGAGCGAGAGGATGTCGTGGGCGACGGTGCCCTCCAGCGCGAAGTCGGTCTCCTCGTCGGAGAACATCTTCTCGGCGTGGACGGAGCCCGGGCACGCCAGCCACCGGTCCGAACCGCTGGCGCTCAAGACCGCGTGGGCGGCCTCGGCGACAGGGTCGGCCGACGACGGCGCCGCCACGGCACCGAAGACGTGCGCGTGCTCGGTCACGGCGCGGCCTTGCGCGTGTACAGCACGGTCTTCTCCAGGCCCAGCGCGTCGAGCAGCGCCGGGTACGGCGGCGTGCGGCCATGGATCGTGTCGTTCACGAGCGAGCGGCTGACACCCAGCTCGGCGGCCAGATTGGCCTGACCGCCATACTGCTTGGCGAGCGAGGTCAGCTTCTCGCGGACAGCGTCCGCGGTGTAGCCAGCGAAGCGGGTGATCGGCATGTCAGTTCTCCTGCGCCGTGCCGCCGCCGCCGTCCAGCGACAGCTGCGCGTCGTCGGTCTGCACGTGGGTGCTGTCGGCCGCCGGCGTGCCGACGAACGCTTCCAGCAGGCCCGTCTGCTTCATCTGGTCGGCGACCAGCATCATCGCGCTGAGGTTCTTGTGGAAGAACCCGGCCATGATGTGCGAGCCGGACGCCGGATCGAACGGCACTTCGGTGTCGCGCGGCAGCGAGTCGTCGCCGATCAGCAGCATGATCCGGGCGTGGCCCGGTTCGTCGCCGTCCGTGAAGGTGATCTGTGCGTACTTCACACCGTCACCCCGTGCTTGGCGCCGATGGCTTGGGCCGCCTGGAGCAGGCCACCGTACTGGGCGGGCGGCACCCGGTCGAAGCCTTCGAAGCCGGCGTTCTTGAAGGCGGCTTCCATCTCGGCCGCGAAGGCGCTGTTGCCGCGGCAGGCGTTCAGGATACGGGCCTTGAGGGTGGGGCCGTCGATGGCGTCCGAACTGGCGGCCGGTGCGGGAGTCGCCACGGGAGTCGGGGCCGGTGCGGGGGTGGCGGCCGGTTCGGGCTGGGCTTGCACGGCGGGGGTGGAGGCGACGGGCGCAGCGGCGACAGCCGCCTGCACGGGGGTGCCGCCGGTGTTGGAGGCAGCGAGGCGCTCGATGGCGGTGGCCAGGGCGGCGACGTCAGGCAGACGGATGGTGATGTCCATGGGATTTCAGTTCTTTCTTGAGACGGTTGATTCGGAGCTTCGTGGCGCTGATCGCAGCCTTGGCGTTCTCGGCCTGCTCCTCGTAGTCGAGCAGCTCGTGCTGCGCCGTGTCGAGGAGCCGCTTGACGCGGCCGATATAGCTGGGCGTTTTCATTCTGTGCCACAGGGCGGTGAGCTTGAGCATCTGGTTACCTTGGAATCTGGTTAGGTGGTTCAGGGCTGCGCAGTCTATCAGGACTACTCATCCCCTGCGTCGAGTGTACTGCGGTCTGCCGGACGACGAGTGAGGGTAAACCCTTGAAGCCGACGATTGAAGTGGGCGATCAGCTCGCGCGCGGTCGCGGCGGCCACTGCCAGCAGCATCTCGTGCATGACAGCCTTGACCGCATCGGCGCGCAGGTAGCGCACCATCTCGTCGCCGCAGCGGACGACGATCTCGTTGGGCTGCTCGGTCAGTTTCTCCTGCACGGCCTTGACGCGGATATGACGGCGCTCGGCGAGGAGCAGAGCGACAGCGGCGGCGATCAGGGCGAGTTCGATCATGGGGTGCTCTCGGTTTGGTTGGGAAAGAGTTCCATCTGCTCGGGGCACCAGCGGTTTGACTTCGCTGCGTTCTGGCGCCACGTGATGATCTGCATGTTCCAGGGTACGGTCAGCCCGCACACCCGGGGGTGGTTCAGCGGCACGATGTGGTCCATCACGTGCAGGATGCCGGTGCACTTCGTGAGCAGCGCGGCCTGCGCGTTCATCGCCAGCAGCGCCTTGCGGTCAACCCACGGCGGCGCGGACAACACCACGGACACGATGTATCGGGCGCGCTTGTTGTTCGCGATCCAGGCTGGGGTGTCACCGGCCAGCAGCCGCTGGCGCGACACGCCGTTGGCGCGGGCGGCGTAGTGGGCGAGCCCCATCAGAGCCTCCACCGGCGCTGGTGCGCGCGCAGCGTGTTCTCGGCCCGGCTCACCGGCTCCTCCCAGTGGTCAGGGTTCGCGCATCCGGGGTTGTAGCAGAGGTGATCGAGCGTCTCCTCGCTGCCCAGGCGCGGCCGGGGCACGTAGAAGATCGGGCCCAGCGGATCGTCGTCCAGGTCGAACTCGTTCTCGCCGCGCATGCAGTGCTCCATCTCGCGGTGGGCGTAGCGGGGGCGGTGCTTGCCGGCCTCATCGCGCATGTTCACGCGGCCGTAGCCCTTCGGCAGCCGCGCGCCTTTCCAGTTCCAGCACGCGCGCTCGTTCTCGGGTTCCTCGGTGTTGGCCACGAGGCGCTCGAACAGGGTGTCGTACTTGCGATTCATCTGTTCGCGATCTCCAGCAGCACGTCGGCGAGGGTGGGTTCGATGTTCATGTGAACCACAGTTCGTTGACGATACGGTCGAGCGTGGCGCGGTGCCGGCACATCTTTTTCCACGCGCGGTGGAACTCGGGCATGAGCTGCTTGCACCGTGCCTCGTCCCAGTCGGTGTAGCGGGTGGGATCTCCCTTGTCCGCCCAGAAGTAGACGACCATGCGGATGAAACTGCTATCGTCGTCGGTCACAGGCCGTTCTCCTTGAGCAGGGTGTCGAAGTAATCAAACACGTCAGTGTCCCGGGGGTATAGGTCGGTGCCGTCACCCTCGGGGCTCTCGATCGCGATGCTGCCGGACCAGGGGCGACGGCGGATGGTCCAGCCCGCGGACTTCATCTCCTGTGGCGGGGGCTTGTGCCGCTCGGCAGCCACCTGGGCCTCGTAGTGTGCCTTCGCCGCGGCGCGGCCCTTGGCCCAGGTGCCGGCCCGCCAGTCGGTGTAGGGGCAGGTCGTCTCGTCGCGCCAGGAGCGCTGGCCCTCCTGGTAGACCTCCATGCGGAGTTTGGCTTCGGGTGTCATCGCATCACCTGCAGGTAGTGGCGCAGGCTCTCGTCGAGGTGCTGCGCGATGTGGGGGTGGGCGGCGAGGATCTGGCGCCTGGCCGCCATGTTGCGTCCCGCGAACCAGCGCAGGTAGGCCGCCATCGGCGTGTCGCTCGTGCAGGTGGTGCGGCAACGGCGCCAATCACGCGACGTGGTGCAGCCCCAGCCGTGGCGGTGCTTGTAGATCACGGGGCGCAGGTGCGCGGGGAGCAGCACCGGCAGCGTGGCGCGGTACACCTCCCACCGCTCGGCGTGGCACGAGACGCGGTCCATGGTTTTGCGGGTTTTGCAGGGCGTGCCCGCCCTCGCTTGGCAGGCCGGGCAGTTGACGCTGCGGACATCGGTGCGGCTGATCACGATCCCATCTCCTTGTACGTGTCGAGCAGCGCGCGCCGGCCCAGACTGCAGCCATCGTGCAGCTGCGCCAGCAGCTCGTCGCGCTCGGCGACGAGGCGCTTGGTGATGTCGAGCAGGCGGGCCACCGCCGCGTCGAGTTCCTGCTCGATGGCCGCCCGATCTTCGGGGTAGCCGGCGCCGCTCATCTCGTCGGCACGACTGGCCCGCCCGTACGCCACCACGGCGGACCACACCTTGCGGTGCGTGACGCGCTTCAGCTTGGCGCGGCGGGTCATTTGACCAGCTCCACGTTGCACGCTTCGATCTCCACCTCGCCGCTCAGCTTGAGCAGCGTGTGGACCTTCATGCCAGCGAGGCCGCCCGGGTGATAGTCCTCGTCGTCACCGTAGCCCTGCGTGTAGCCGGCGAACCGCGTGCCGGTCTTCACGCGGCGCGTCGTCAGCACCTCGTGCACCGTGCCGACGCCGTAGTAGTCCAGCCAGATCGTGGGGAACGCCACGTTGTCGGGCATGTGCTCGCCGCCGTAGTAGTGGATGCTGCGCTCGTTGCCGCCGAAGCCGTGCTTCAGCACGTACTCCTTAGCGAAGGCGAGCTGCAGGTGGCGGGGGATGTTATCGCTGACCGCAGCGGTGCAACCGAAAGGCACATGCCGAGTCAACCCGAACGCGCGCAGCGCCCGCATGATGCGAGGGTCGGCATACAGCTGCTCGTCGGTGATCTCGCGCCACATCAGGGGATACCCGACCCGGCGGACCAGCTTGGGCTCGACGATGCGGACCTTGTCGCCGCGACGGTAGATGTGCTTTTTCATTGCTTCTTCCAACGAGAGAGGTTCTTCGGCGGGGGCTTGGGCGCGTCGGGCCGGGGCTCGTCGATATCCGGCTGCCACGCCCACAGTGGCGTGAGCCGCCCGGCCTCCGCGTCCGTGTTGCGGACCCAGTCCTTGATGTAGAGCAGGCCCTCGGCGTGGAACGCACGCACTCGCTCGTAGATCGTGTCCTGGTTCTGGCGCTGCAGATGCTCGGCCAGTTCGGCGACGGTGCGCGGCGCCTTCACGAGCAGCCACACCAGCAGCGCGAGGTGCTCGCAGGGCTTCATGGCGTGCAAGCCTTCAGGGTCACGGCGATGCTGCCGCACACGACGCCGAGCAGCGCGCCGTACCACCACACGCCGTAGTTGCGGCGCTCCTCGTAGGCCACGCCGAACCAGAAGCCCGACAGCGCAACGAAGATCACGAACAGGGTTTCAGCGAAGGGTGTCATGCTGTCACCTCCGGGTCGTACTCGATCCAGTCGGCGGCCCACTTGTGAGGTTGGTTCATTTGGAGCATTCCTTCAGACGAGCTTCGATCGACAGCATGTGCACGCGCGGGTCGGCGCCGGTTTGCCAGATGTCGATCTCGATGTTCTGGCGGAAGCCGAAGTTCAGGTGTGTCTTGTACGTCTTGCGGCCGGACCCGAACGCCTTGTCTTCGACGACGGTCACCGACTGGAGCGCGTACAGGTTGACCATCTGGAGCTGGCCCGGAACGGGCCACATGCACGCGCCACCGGCGGGGCGCCCCTGGACGGGCTCGTCCGGCTTGCTGCTCACATGGCCCGTGGCGATGGGCATGACGGGCGCAGCGTGTGTTGCGGCGCCGGCGGCGAGGAGCACCGCGGCGATGATGGTGATGCTACTGATGATGACGATGCTGCGCATCAGAAGCTCCGCTCGATGGACAGGTGCTGGAACATGCCGCGCTTGCCCGGAGCCAAGCTGTATCGGACGGCGGTGCCGTAGCCGGTGTGCACGACGACCTGCGGCATGAGCATGACGCGCAGGGTGCCCACACCTTCGAGCCGACGGTAGCCGGTGGCGAGCGCTGCGGCCAGCGCGGGCTTCACCTGGACACCCAGCGGGCGGAACGTCGGGCCGTCGATCACGTAGCCGGCGTACACCGTATTGCGGTAGTAGCTGTTCTTGTACGCGCCGACGATCCAGTTGTCCTGGCCAATGTAGTACAGACCGAAGTTGTCTTCGTTGAACTTGCGCTCCTCGGGCGCGCCACCTTCGTGCGTGATCTGGTAGGTGGCCTTGCCGTGCTCGCTCCAGGTGTGGAGCCCGAGGGTGCCGGCGCGGCAGGTGTCCGAGAAGGTCATCGCGATGACGCCGACGATCAGGCCGAGGCAGAAGCTGATGATGCGAAACATGGTGGGTTCCTGGTTCAGTGGGTAGGTGCCTCACTGTACCAGGAACCGCTGTACTGCGTCTAGGGAGAAACCCTAGGCCAGCTCAGCCCACCGGAGCGCGGCCAGCACGTTCTCCTCCAGGTCTTCGAGCGTGCCGGTGTTCATGACCGTCAGGTCGACGTACTGATCCGGCAGCGGCACCTCGCTCACGTGCGTGTCGGTCGCCGCGAGCCCGGGCCGCTCGACACGCCACACCTGCCCGCCGTGCCGGCGGATCAGCTCGGCTTCGTTGGGCATGCGCACGTCGGTGACGATGACGAGCGGCACGTCACCGTGGTCCTCGTCGGAGAACACGTCCACCATGCGCTGCTCCAGCACGTGCAGCCACAGGTCCGGGTGGATGAGCTGGCGCCCCCACTCGGTCCCAAGGGTCTGCATCAGGTGCCGCCGGCTCACGCCCAGCAGCACCGGCGTCTCGCGCTCCTGCGCATCGCTCATGTCGATGCCGAACATCACGGCGATGCCGTCGCGCATGGGGCCGGCGAAGGACAGCGGCGTCACGTCGGTGGGCGTGGTCGCCAGCTTGTCGATCAGCCGGCCCACCGTGTCCTTGCCCGAGCGCTTGCGCCCGGCGAGGCCGATCAGGCGGAGCGGCGCCTTCACAGCTGCACCCGATCGCGCAGGCTGTAGAGCAGGTCGCCGAGGTCACGCGCGTGGTTGTCCAGGTCTTCGAGCTGCTTGCCGAGCGGCGACACCGCGGCGTAGCCGGTGGGGCTGGGGGCGGTCTCGGAAACGGTGGCGGACAGCACCGGCTTGAGGCGTTCGGCCAGCTCGGCGATGGCGTAGCCGATGCGGTCCAGGCGATCGCGCAGTTGGCCGGTCACCTGGATGACTTCGCCCGGGGGCTCGGGCGGCTTGGTCAGTGCGTTGCCACCGAGGGGGCCGGCGTAGCCCGCTTCGGCCTGCCCTTTCGTGTAGTTCATGCAGGCCATGGTCAGTCCTTGAAGTGAGCGATGCGGGCGTCGAGCGCGTCGCTGTACTCGACCATCTTCTGGTGCTGCGTGATCAGGCGTTCACGCTCGGCCAGCGGCAAGCTCATGAAGCTGGCGTCGTCGCCGATGAAGCGGGCGAGCCGACCGATGTTGTCGTTCAGGTCGGCGTGCTCCTTGCGCACGCGGTCCTGGAACGTCGTCAACCGCGGCACCGGGGCGAGCGCCAGGGCGGCGCGGACGAAGCAGTCCTTGGCTTCGAGCAGCTTGCGCATGCCGGCCGACTTCTCGGGCCCATCGGGCAGCTCGGCTTCGAGCTTGGTGGCCAGCTCGCCGATGGGGCGGCTCACGGTCTGGAGGTGCTCGGGCAGGTGCGCGAACGCAAAGAACTGGATGGTGGTGGAGGGCATGGGTGCTTTCACTTCTTGAACGCCAGGATGTAGACGCCAAACCCCAGCGCGGCGAACGGCGCGAGGCAGACGGACGCAGCGACAGCCGCGACGATGACGGTGAGCACGACGCCCACGAACAGCAGGATCAGCAGGAAGCCGATCAGCAGGGCGAACATATCGGCGAGGTGTTTCACGGCTTGCCCTTGAAGATGGCTTGGTTGTTGAACGCGACATGCAGTTGGATCTCGTCCATCACAGGCGAGTGCGCCATCTGCACGCTCGTCGTCACCTCGCGGGCAGCCAGTGCGGCCTGCTCCTCCAGGATCTTCTGCACGTCGGCAATGATCCGCTCGGCCTCTTTGCCGATCGACGCGCGCACCGCGTCAAGGATGAGCGTCTTGATCCGGGCCTCGATACCGGCGGCGATGATGCTGGCGAGCTGCTCCTCGGAGAGTTGAGCGATGGCCATCAGTCGTTCCCGCTCGACGAGCACGAGCTGCTGGACGGCGAGTCGCTGCTGTCGCCCCACGATCCGGTCGCGCCCGCGCCACCGAAGTCACCGCCGCTGCCGGACGAGAAGCGCGGAGGCTCCGGTTCGTACGGCGCGGGCGCCGGGGTGTTCAGCATGTACATCGTCAGCAGGCCGGTGTTGCTGTCATCCGGGCGGCTCGTCGTGGAGTCGTGGCGACGGGCCTTCAGGTTGTCCACCGTTTTGCGCAGCACGGCCAGCGACTCGGGTGTGTGGATCTTGTCGCGGGTCTCCTTGTTGGCGTAGATCATGGGCGTGCGTTCCACCGGGCCGAACTCGGCTCGCACGCGTTCCAACGCGACACGGGTGCGGGCAATGCTGGACTGCAGCTCCTCGGCTTCTGCCTTTTGCTGTTCCTCGGTCAGCGCCCAGGCCGACGCCTCGGGCACGTCCAGGTATGTGCGCCACGGCACGAAGCCGGTGGGCGTCTTGAAGCCCCAGCTGCGCTGGTACTTCCAGGTGATAAACATGGTGAGCACGCCGCCGGTGCTGACATGCGTGATGGTGTGGAACTCGTCAGCGGTCAGCGTGGCCGTGTCGCCTTGCTTGCGTTTGAACGGCACGCCGTCCCGCGTTTCGATGTACCACCCCGACAGGATGATCGTGCGCGCGGCCCAGGGGTGGCAGTGCTCGTCGCGATCCTGGTCGGGCAGGCGGATGTGATGGATGCGGATGCTGGGCAGCCGACGCATCAGCCAGTTCTGTTTGGTCGGCGAACCGGCGGGCCACTCGTACGGGTTGAACAGCCACAAACGGTTCATGTAGGTCTCGTCGCCCGCACGATTCATGATGGGCGTGTACGGCGTCTTCTTCGCACGGCGGATCAGCCATTCGCGCACGTCGCGCCGGGTGACGATCCAGGCGACGATCGCCCACAGCGTTTCGGTGATGAGGTTCTTCATGTCAGGCACTCCGTCCACGGGATTGCAGAACTTCGTCGGATGCGCGGACGAAGTGCACGGCTTGCGGGCCACACGGCTGGCCGTCACTGCGCGCCGCAGCGGGAGACCAGCCGAAGCCGCACGATCCTTTCAGCGACGTCTCGTGTCCGCAGTACAGGCCGTCCGGGTCTGCGCCGCACAGCGCGCAGTCCGCGCATTGGTTGCTGGTGCCCATGGTCAGATGCTCTTGCCGCCGGCGGCCGTGCGGTTCTCGATCTTGTGATCCGCCCGCTGCGCGTTGTACGCAAGCTTGCGCGCCAGCGTCTCGCCCAGCTTGAAGCCGAGACCGCCGGCCATGTCGAACGCGCGGATGATGGTATCGGCCAGCTCGGCCTCCAGCATCGACACGTCGGGGAGGTGGTCGTCGGACTTGCCTTTGCGCAGGCCCTCCATCGCTTCGGCCACCTCGGTGACGATCAGCATCAGCTTGGCGCCCAGCCACAGCTTGAAGAACTTGGGCGGCCAGCTGCGCACGTCCTCGCCGGTCTCGGTGTCGAGCCACCAGGACGCGGCGAGGTGGTGGCAGGTCTGCTGCAGGATCTGGCCGGCGTCGGCCACGGTGCCGAAGGTGTTGGGCGTGCCGGCGGGGAGTTCACGGTCGTTCATGTTTGTGCTTTCGTGCGATGTGGCGAACCACGTGGATGGGAATCTGAAGGCCGAGCGCGATGCGGGTCTGTTGCGCGCCGGCTTCCAGGTACTGCAGAACTTGCTCGGTGTAGGGGCTGGTCCGCCCCCGCGTCACTGGCGGCGGCGTGAGCGAGCCGTCCCAGGTGGTCCAGAGGTGGCCGCACTTCGCGCACAGGCTGCGGCGTTTCACCACGCCGTCGAGCCGCGTCTCCGTGCGGACCACCTTCCCCCTGTGCTGGTGCTCAGGCGGCACGGCGCACGCGATAGCTGACGATGTCGGCGGGCAGGTCGCGCTGTGCCCAGTCGAAGAAGCCGACTTGGCTCGCCGTGTACCACCGGTCCTCGTCGTGCTCGATCTCGCGGTACTTCACCTGGAACTCGTAGTCGCCCTGGACCCACAGAGCGCCGACACCGCACCACGCGATCCAGGCGCTCGGCTCGCTGGCCACCTGCGGCGGCGCGACGTCGACACCGCACCACGCGATCCAGTCGCTCCAGGCGCTCGGCTCGCTGGCCACCTGCGGCGGCGCGGCGTCGACGTCGCGCACGAGCTTGATGTCCGGGCCGTACATCGTGTACGAATTGTGCACGATGGTGCGCGCCGTCTCGGGGTTGCCGTCCACCTCGCACCACTGTTTGCCGTCCCACTTCGAGAACGCACTGCCCCCTCCGGCGTGGCGCAGCCGGTACACGTGGCCGGCGATCAGTTCGACGCCGTTCTGCATGGTCTTTTCGAGGGCCTTGGCGGCCGGGCTCCCGTCCAAGTTGACGAACGTCTTCGCCGGGTCGCGGTTCGCGTCGAGGATCTTCGTCGCGGCGCGCAGCTTGGTGAGGGTGAGCCGGCCGTCCTGCTGGATCTGCGGGCTCACCTTCACGGTGCAGTAGCGCGGCGCGGGCAGCTCGGGCGCGCGGCGCTTCTCCTCCAGATACGCCGGGATCGCCTGATGTGCGGCGTCGGTGCAGCGATCGAGCCGCTGCTGCTCGGCGCTCCGGCGCACCGGCGCGGGTGTGCGCATCGGCTTGCGCTCGGGCTCGTGCTGGTCGGCGATGAAGGCGGCGAGTGCCGGGAAGCCGAGGCGGTGATCGTGCATGTGGTTCTCCGTGGTCATAACCGACGGCTGCGCCGCCGGTCATGGCAGTGTACTACGGTCGGCTGTACGCCGCTCGTAGGTGTTTACCCTCGGTCTAGTTTCGGACTCCACGCGCCCGAGGCGAACCGGCTCAGACGCGCGTCGTTGTTGAGGGCGCCGCGGCCGTCGCTGGGCGACCCGGCGAAGACGAACAGCGCGTCTTCGCCGTCGCATGCTCGGCGTAGCCGGACGTGCGTGTGGCCTCGCCGCTTGGCCTTCTCGACGCTCAGCACTTCGAGGCCGTGGCGGGCCGCCTGTTTGCGGATCTCGCGGTCGGTCATGCCGGCCCCTCGGGGGTCGGATCGCACAGCTGCTGCACGGCCCGCGCGACGGCGGTCTGTCGGCCCGGCGGACGGGTGTACAGCTCGACGATCGCCGGGCCGTTGAACAGAGCCGGCGGGTAGTTCACCAGCTCGTAGGACGAACCGTCCGCGATCCAGGCGCCGCGGCCATAGAGAATCCGGTCCTTGTACGCACGGAAGATGGCGCCTGGGCCGCGGTGCACGACGGTCACGGCGTCTCCTTCGGTGCGTCGAGCGGCCGCGGGTCGGCCTCGATGTACTTGGGCCACGGGCCTTTGAACAGCTGGGCCCGGGTGGGTCGCTCGCTCCAGGCGCGCCGACGGTGCGGGCAGTCGACGTGTGAGCACTCCGCTACGTCGCTGTTCATCCGCTCGGGGTTGCGGTGGCAGGTGGCGCAGTCCATCACAGCTCCCCGACACCTGGGACCCGCGTCGTGCTGCCCTCGCGCAGGTTCTCTGCTGGCGGGGTGGCGGCAGGAGCGGACAGCCAGCGGATGAAATCCTTGCGCTTGGGCCAGTGTTCAAGCTGCACCGGTTCATCGGCGAGAAGCTTGACCTTCGTTCCAGGCGTGCCCGACGACCAGAACTCAGCCACACGCCAGTCCGCCACCGCTCCTGCGCTTGGTCCGCTGGCGAGGTCGCGGAGTTGGTCGATGGCGGCGTGGAGTGCGGCTCGGTCCATCTCCAGGGTAGAGGGCGCCCTGTTGTAGATGCCGGCGATGCAGCACGCCACCTCCAGCACTCCGGAAAGCCGCTTGATCTGTTCCGCCAACTCGGCGGGGTTCGGGGTGGTGGTCGGCATGTCAGGCTTTCGGTTGTTGGGGTGCGTTCATCAGCGCCTCAAGGGCACGCTCGATGGTCGGCAGCGGAATCGGGCACATCAGCGAGAAAAGGCCGACGCCACAGTCCGCGCAAACCCACCCGGGGCGCGGCGGGCGAACCGTCACGCTGTTGTGAGCGCATTCGGTTTTCATCCCCTCACCCCCGTTCATTTGAAGGCGTGGGACGGAGGGCGGCGACGGCGATAAGTCCGTCAATGATGTCGCGCAACGATCCAAGGGAGTGGATTGCGCCCTGAAACGCTTCGCCGGAAAGGC